ATCACGCGCATCTGGCCTTCGCTACCATCGGCGCGTTGTGGACCAATGTTTCCAATTCCCGGCAGGGCAGGACCATCATCGGCCAGTGCGAAACGGGACAGCCCCGCGCCATGATGGGGAAGTGGCCGAAAGCCCGCGCCGAAATGCAGATGCTGCAGTGGTTCGGCCTGGTGCCGGACTTCCTGCTGACGTTCGATGCGAACTTCTGCGCTCAGGCTGACGATGTGACGTTCTCAGCCTTGGTCGAGCACGAATTGTTGCATTGCGGCCAGGAGCGCGACGAGTTCGGCGCTCCGAAATTCCGCCAGAACGGTCTCCCGGCTTTTGCGATCAAAGGCCACGATTTCGAGGGCTTCATCGGCATCGCCGCCCGCTATGGAGCGGTTGAGCCCAATGTGAAGGAACTCATGAAGGCGCTGTCCAAGCCGCCCCTGTTCAATGCCAGCGACATCAACATCGTCTGCGGTACGTGCGAGATTAGGAAGGCGGCGTAGTTACGGCGCTGCTTTCCGGAGCGCTTCCGCCATCCGGTTCCGCCAGTCCGGCCCGACCTGCCATCGCTCCATCACAGACCGCTCAATCCTGAGAGTGACTGCAATCTTCGGATCATCTGCTTTCGGCCTGCCGCCCACGCCTTTGTGGCGCGACTTGTCGGCAACGACTTCCATTTTGGAAGCGGTTCGTTTCTCAGGCTTTTGGGCCTGCTTTGCGTACCGTATCGCCATTCAGTTTATGTACACGGAAACCCCCATGACCGGCAACTACAGGACGATCAAAGCCGGCCTTGCGGAATCCTGACCGGGTTCTGACACGCGATGGCGAAAAAAAAACTCACGGTCGAACAGCAGACCCTTGCGGTTCAATCGCTGGCTTGCTTCGACACGCCCAAGGTCGTGGCTGACGCTCTCAAAAAGGATTACGGGGTCGATATCGCGCCTCAGACCATAGAGGCCTACGATCCCAACAAGCGCGCCGGGGCTCGCCTTGCAAAGCGCTGGCGCGAACTCTTTGCGGAAACCCGCAAGGCCTTTCTCGAAGACACGGCCCAGATCGCCATCTCGCATCGCGCCGTGCGCCTTCGCGCCCTGCAGCGCATGGCCGAAAAAGCCGAGACGATGGGCAATATGAGCCTCGCGGCCCAACTTCATGAGCAAGCAGCGAAGGAAGTCGGCGACGCCTTCACCAACCGGCGCGAGCTGACCGGGCGCAATGGCAAGGACCTGCCGGCTCCCGCCGCTCCGGTGACGATATTCCAGCTACCCGATAATGGCAGGGGATAGCGCGGGCGCGACACAGCCCAAAATCATCCGCCCGCAGGCCGGACCGCAGACCGCCTTTCTCGCAAGCGCGGCCGATATCGCGATTTATGGCGGCGCGGCTGGCGGGGGCAAGACATGGGCGCTGCTCATGGAGCCGTTGCGCCACGTCAATGTCGCCGGGTTTGGCGCGGTGTTCTTTCGCAGAACCACTGTTCAGGTCCGCAATGAGGGCGGGCTTTGGGACGAAAGCGAAAGCCTCTATCCGCAGGTCGGGGCATCTCCGAAAGAGCACGTCCTGCAGTGGGTGTTTCCGAGCGGATCGGCGGTCACCTTCGCGCATCTTGAGCACGACAAGACGGTTCTGAACTATCAGGGCGCGCAAATCCCGCTGATCTGCTTTGACGAATTGTGCCATTTCAGCGCCAAGCAGTTCTGGTACATGGTGTCGCGCAACCGCTCCATGAGCGGCGTGAAGCCCTACATCCGGGCAACCTGCAATCCCGACGCCGATTCCTGGGTAGCCGAGTTCATTTCGTGGTGGATCGACCAGGAAACCGGCTATGCCATTCCCGAGCGCGCCGGGGTGCTGCGCTGGTTCGTCCGCATCGGTGACGCGATCATGTGGGGCGATAGTCCTGATGATCTGGCCCATCACGTCGATCCGTCGACAGGGGAATCGCTCCCTGCGAAGTCGGTCTCGTTCATCCCGGCCAAGCTGACCGACAACGCCATATTGATGGCGGCCGACCCCGGCTATCTCGCCAACCTCATGGCGCTGCCGACTGTTGAACGTGAACGGCTTCTCGGCGGCAACTGGAAAATCCGCCCCGCCGCTGGCCTCTATTTCCAACGCTCATGGTGCGAAGTGGTCGACGCAATTCCCGCCGGCGTCAAATGGGTGCGCGGCTGGGACCTGGCCGCAACGCCCAAGACCGAAGGCAATGATCCGGACTGGACCTGCGGAACCAAGATCGGCCTGCTTCCAGACGGAACGTTTCTGGTGGCCGATCACCGCCGCGACCGGCTCTCGCCTTCCGGCGTGGAGAAGATGATCAAGAACACGGCGAGCGCGGACGGATACGAAACCCGCATCTCATTGCCGCAGGACCCCGGCTCGGCGGGGAAAAGCCAGATAGCCACGCTGAAAAAGATGCTGGCCGGCTACGAGGTTCGATCCTCTCCGGAGACAGGCGACAAGATCGTCCGCTTCGGCGGGTTCTCGGCCCAAGCGGAAGCCGGAAACGTCTTTGTGCTTCGCGGCCCATGGAACACGACCTGGTTCGATGAGCTGGAGGGTTTTCCCGAGGGCGTTCATGACGATGACGCGGATTCCACGTCCCGCGCCTTCAACGAACTGGTCGGTCGGACTTCGGCCTTTGATTGGTATGTCGGGAGCTAGGCAACATGCAGATCGGCAGGATCGAGGGCGCGACCCGGGTTATCGGCAAGTCTCAAGGCTATCTCGGACTGCCGCTGCGAGACGAGAAGATCAATTGCACCGTGGGCGGGGAGGAGACTCCAGCCATGGTCACGGCATGGTTCCCGACGCCTGACGAACTGGCGCGGCTCAATGCCGGCGCTCCGGTCCATCTGCGGGTTCTCGGCACCGCGCATCCGCCGGTCATGGTGGACGTCGGCCAGGAGCCCGACTGAGCATGGCGTCTCTCAACCCGCTGTCGTGGTTCCGCCGCGAGGAAAAGGCGTCCGCCGCGGGCGGCGCGATTTCGGCATGGACGGTCGGCCGCGCCGTCTGGACGGAACGCAACTACGAGAGCCTGGCGAACGAAGCCTATCTGCGCAATTCCGTCGCGTTCCGCTGCACCAAGATGATTTCAGGCAGTGCGGCGACGCCGCGATGGCTGCTGCACAACAAGGCGGGCAAGGAATTCGACGAGCACCCGCTGCTCGACCTGCTCAACCATCCGACCCCGCTCCATGGCGGCGCGACGATGCTGGAGGCGTTCTACGCCTATCTGCTTCTGTCGGGAAACAGCTATCTCGAAGCAGTCGGGCCCAACAACAAGCCGCCGCGCGAACTGTGGAACCTGCGGCCCGACCGGACCCGCATCATCGCCGGCCCGCAGGGCATTCCGCAGGGCTTCGAATACGAGGCCTATGGCCGCCTCATCAAATGGGATGTCGATCCGCTCACCGGCAAGGGGCCGATCCTTCACCTGAAAGAGTTCCATCCGCTCAACGACTGGTACGGCATGAGCCGGGTCGAGGCGGCGGCCTACGGCATCGATCGCCACAACGCGGCATCGGCGCACAACAAGGCGCTGCTGGACAATGGCGCGCGACCTTCAGGCGCGCTCATCTTCAAGCCCGTCGGCACCGGCGAACACGTCCGCTCCGCGCCCGAGGATGTCGTGAAGAAGGCCGAGGAGCGGCTGCAAGAGCGTCACGGCGGGCCCGAGAATGCCGGCCGGGCGCTGGTGTTCGGCGGCAATGTCGACTGGACCGAAATGGGTCTCTCGCCGAGGGACATGGATTTCGGCCAAGGCAAGGACGACGCGGCGCGCGACATCTGCACGTCGTTCGGCGTGCCCCACATCCTGATCGTTCCGGGCGAGTCCACCTACAACAACGTCCGCGAGGCCAAGCTGGAGCTGTGGGAGGACACTGTTCTCCCGCTCATCGATCGCACCACCGACGCGCTCAATACCTGGCTGGCGCCGATGTTCGGGGACGATCTCAGGCTGGCGCCCGATCTCGACGACATCTCGGCGCTGGAATACCGCCGAGAGATCAAGCGCAAGTCTACGCTTGAATTGGTTGCGGCCGGCCTGATCGATGCTGATGAGGGCCGCGAGGCGCTGCAATACGGTCCCCGTGAAGCGGGCAAGCTGAAAAAGATCGACGCCACCGTGCTCAAGGCGCTGCTCGAGAGCGTCAAGACCGCGGGTTACGAACCGCTGCTCCGCTACCTGAAATCCGTCGGCCTGGTCGACGAGACCGCCACGCCCGAGCAACTGATCGAGGCGGCGACCGCCCATCTCGAAGATGACGACGACGAAATCGACAACGCAACCACCCCGGCCGCCAACGAAGACGAGATCGAGGACGAAGACGATGATGCTGCTTGAGCGCAAGGACGATATGCAGTTCAAGGGCGACGTTACCCTTCCGCTGCCTCTGGACCTCAAGCAGGTCACTGAGGATGGCGAGTTTGAGGGCTACGCCGCCACCTTCGGCAATGTCGATCGCGGCGCCGATATCTGTGTGGCCGGCTGCTTCGCCGATACGCTGGTGCGCTTTCCGCCGCCCAAGGTGAAGATGCTTTTCCAGCATCGCACCGACATGATCATCGGCAAGTGGCTGGAACTGCGCGAGGACCCCAAGGGCCTCTACGCCAAGGGCAAGCTGTTCAACAGCGTCGAAAAGGGCCGAGAGACGCTGGCGCTGATGCGCGAGGGCGCGCTTGACGGCCTGTCGATCGGGTTCAAGTCCCTGGTCGACGAATACGACCGGACGCTCGGCGTGCGCCGGCTGATCAAGGTTGAACTCAGGGAGATTTCGGTCGTCACCTTCCCGATGAACGACCAGGCGACCGTCTCCGGCGTCAAGAACCACGAATTCAATCCCCGCGAGATGGAAAGAGCCTTTCGCGAGGAAATGCACCTTTCTTCCGGCGATGCCGTGACGGCTGTCGCGCTCGTGAAGAAGCACCTTCGGCGTGATGCCGAAGATCACTCATCTGCTGCCGCTCGTGATGAGACCGGAGCGATGAACGGCCTGCTCGAAGCCCTGCGGGGCGTTCGCGAGGGCCTTCACTCGTAACCACCATCAGGAGACCATCATGAGCAACATGCTCCACAGGGAAGCGTTTGTCCTTGAGCGCAAGGACGACAACGGCAACAAGCCGGACAAGGTCATGGAGGAAGTCACCCGCGAGGTGAAGTCCATCGGCGGCGACGTCAAGAAGCTGCAGGAATCCATGCAGAATGACCTCGCCGAGGTTCGCAAGATCGCCGAGGAGGCCAAGACCGCCAACAGCCCGGAGATCAAGTCGCAGATCGAGGCGCTGACCACGTCGGTCGGCGAGAAGCACGCGGCCATCGAAAAAGTCATCGCCGACCTGAAGGAACAGGCCGACGCGGTGGAAACGGCGCTGAACCGCTCGCACACCACGGGCGACGATCCCGACGCGCAGAAGAAGGCGGTGGACGACGCGCTGCGCTTCTTCGAGGGTAAGATGGCCGCTTCCGGCAATCTGACCTGGGGCAATCGCCCCACCACGGAGACCGCCGATATCGACGGCTACAAGGCTTGGGAAAATGCCTTCCCGATCTATCTGCGCGCCCATGACGAGCGGGTGATCGAGGCCAAGGCGCTGTCGGTCGGCATCAATCCGAACGGCGGCTATCTGGTCCCGACGGCACGGTCCAGCCGCATGACCCAGAAGATCTACGAGAGCTCGCCCATTCGCCAGCTCGCGATGATCGAGACCATCGGCACCGACTCGCTCGAGATTCCCTACGATCTCGACGAGGCCGGAACCGGCTGGGTCGGTGAGACTCAGTCCCGCGCCGAGACCGATACGCCGACCGTCGGCGAGCAGAAGATCCCGGTCCACGAGATGTACGCGAAGCCCAAGGCGACGCAGAAGTTCCTCGAGGACGCGTCGATCGACGTCGAGGCGTGGCTTGCCCGCAAGGTCGGCGAGAAGATGGGTCGCACCGAGGCCACGGCGTTCGTCAACGGCAACGGCGTGCTCCAGCCGCGCGGCATTCTGACCTATGCGCATGGCACGTCGGGCGCCCGCGATACCATCCGCCAGGTGGCGTCTGGTGCGGCGGCGACCATCACCGGCGACATCATCGTCAAGATGCCGTGGGAACTGAAAGGGCCGTATCTCGCCAATGCGACGTGGCTCATGAAGCGCTCCACGGTGCAGGCGGTGATGCTGCTCAAGGACGGCGACGGCCAGTATATGTGGCGTCCCGGCCTTACCGCTGGAGCGCCTTCGACGCTGGTCGGCTTCCCGGTCAGCCAGGCCGACGACATGCCGGTGGTCGGGGCCAACAACCTCGCCATGGCCTTCGGCGACTTCCGCCGCGGCTACACCGTGGTCGATCGTCTCGGCATCACCACGCTTCGCGATCCCTATTCGGCCAAGCCGTATGTCGAGTTCTACACGCGCAAGCGTGTCGGCGGCGCGGTGGTCGATTTCGAGGCGTTCGCGATCGTGAAGGTCGCCGCGTCGGTCTAACCCGGCCCCTGAATGAGATGCCCGTCGCGGCCTGATCCGCGGCGGGTTCCCTCTGGAACAAGGAACCACGAAAATGCACATGAACTTTCTCAAGGACGCGAAGTTCCTTGCGGTCGAGAACGCGGCGGCGGCGGGGCAGACCACGCTCACCACCGATGTCGTCGACACGCGGGGCTTCGATTCGATCTGCTTCATCGTCAAGCTGGGCGATGTCGACAACACCAGCGTTCTCACGCTGACCGCAAAGACCAACACGGCGGACTCAACGTCCTCGCCGACGCCCACCACGCTGGCCGATACCGTCACCCATACGGCCGACGCCACGGATGCCGACAACAAGCTGTTGATCCTCGACATCCACAAGCCGCGCGACCGCTATGTGTTCGCAACGCTTGCGCGCGCCACGGCCGATGCCGTTGTGGATGGCATTTTCGTCATCCTCTACAACGCGCATGAGAAGCCGGTGACGCAGGACGCCACGGTGATCGCTTCGGCCCTGCTGAACGATCCGGCGGCCTGATCCCTGAAGGCGGGGCTCCGGCCCCGCCATCTCCCCATCAACTCCAAAGCGCGCAGCGCTAGAGGCGCGAAGGCGACCTCGCAACAAAGGAGACTATTCCCATGGCCGATGGCACATATCAGCCCAAGGTTTACCGCGAGCAGGGCGGCGATCGTCAGGTCATCGCATCCGGCGGTTCGCTCGATGTCGAGAGCGGCGGCGAACTGGATATCGAAAGCGGCGCATCGCTCAAGCTGGCCGGGACCGCGATTTCCGCAACTGCGGACGAACTCAACGCGGCTGCCGATGTCAGCGCAAGGCAGGTTGCCCTTGGCGACGAGGACGCGACGATCAGCGCGGCTAACAGCGGCAAGACGCACACCATCGACAATGTCAGCGCCGACCGCACCTTTACCCTCCCGCCAGTCGCCGCCGGTCTGGAATATCTCTTTGTGGCCGAGGTTGGCGCCGCCGACGGCCACGACTGGGTATTCGTTGCCGACGACACCGCCGATCTGTTCAAGGGCGGGCTTCTATCCGTCGATACCGATGCTGGTCCGGCAACTGTCGCCGCTGTCGTTGCGGACCAATCCGACGATGACCAGCTTCAGGTCAACCTCCCTCAAGGCGGGACGTCGATTCGCATGATCAGCGATGGAACCTACTGGATTGTCTCTGGTACGGTGGTCAGCGCCGAAGCGCCGGTATTCAGCTAATGTTCGCGGAACGCAAGAGCGTCACCCTGACCACGGACGATCAGGGTGACGTCACCGGCTATATCGAGGTGCCGCACGGCCGCGTCATGTCGCTGCACTACGTCAAGGACGACTTCGATAATGGCGTGGATTTCACCATCTCGGCGGAAGCGACCGGCGAGGGGCTGTGGACCGAAAGCGACGTGAATGCGGCGAAGTCGGTCTATCCCCGCGTTCCCGTGACCGACCAGGTTGGCGGTGGCGTCACCTTCGACGGCACCAACGAAACCTATGAGCCGATCCTTCTCGCGAACGACCGGATCAAGATCGTCGTCGCCAGTGGCGGCGACACCAAGACGGGCGAATTCATCGCCGTCATTGCATAGGGAGTCACCGACATGACCAAGTGCCTGATCAAGAAGCCCTTCCCGTTCTCCGAGGACGGCTTTACCACCAAGTCGGCGGAGAGGGATCAGGTTCGCACCGATATCCCGGAAGCCAGCATTCCCGGCCTCAAGGCGGAGGGATACATCGAGATCGTCGAGGGCGACGCCCCTGTCGTCGAGGTCAAGGATGCCGGCCCGTCGGTCGAGAACAAGATGGAGCCGGAGCCCGTCGCGGAAAACAAGGACGAGCCGGAAGGCAAGGCCGAAGATGACGCAAAGGTCGCGATCGAAGGCCTGCGCGCCGAATACACCAAGTTCAAGGGCAGGAAGCCATTCTCGGGCTGGGATGCCGACACGCTGCGCGCCAAGATCGCGGAGATGAAGACCGAGGCGGGCGAGTAAGCCGGCATGACGACGCGCCAGGACCTCCATATCCGCCAGGGTGAGACCTGGTCGTTCGTCCATACCCATTTGTCGGGCGGCTCGGCTGTTGACCTCACCGGCTACACCGCCCGCATGAAGATCAAGCGCGACGTGCAGTCGGGAACCGAAGCCTTTCTGTCCACCGGGGCCGACAAGAACGGCGGCACGATCACGCTCGGCGGCGCTCAGGGCACGATCACCCTGTCCATGACGGCGGCAGAGAGCGCCGCACTTGGCGGATCGACGCTCAACTGGCACTGGATGGACGAGGCGGGCCTGACCGGGGAGCGCAGGACGCGCGCCCACGATCGGGAGCTGAAATTCATCTACGACCTCGAGATCGTTGATGGCGACGGCGCTGTGACGCGCGTTCTTGAAGGGCGCGTGCTCGTCTATCGCGAGGTGTCGAGCTAATGGCAATCACTGTCGAGGACGGGACCGGCGTTGCCGGCGCGGAGAGCTATGCCAGTGTCGCCGATGCCGACACCTATTGGGGCAAGCGCACCCACCAGGCGCTCTACACGACATGGGACGGTGCTTCGACAGCGGAAAAGGAAGGCGCGCTGCGCGAGGCCACGACCTATGTCGAGGCGCGCTGGGGCCAGTTCTACCGGGGTGTGAAGCGGGGCAATGCGCAGGGCCTGCAATGGCCGCGCAGCGATGCCGAAGACGATACGGGCTACCCGCTCCCCGATCTGCCGCCAGAACTGGCGAGCGCTGTTGCCGAGCTTGCGGCGCGCGCCGTTTCCGCCCTGCTTGCCGAGGATCGCGACCGTGGCGGCCAGGTCAAGCGCGAGCGGGTCGAAGGCGCGGTTGAGGTGGAATATTTCGAGGGTGCGCCCGCCGATCCCGATTATGGTTCTGTCGCCGGCATTCTGGCGCCGGTGCTCAACGGCGCGCAGCCCGAGGCGCGGACGCCAAGCTGGAACTGGCGCTGATGGCCGGCTTCAACTACGCGGCCATGCAGGACAAGGCCGACACGCTGCTGGACCGCTTCAAGCAGGGCACCGTCACCTTGCTGCGCGTCACGCCCGGAACGCCTGATCCGGATGAACCCTGGGTGCCGGTAGATGACACGACCGTCACCTACGCGCTGAAAGCCACGGTGCGGAGTGTTGAAGATCGCTACGTGGACGGAACCACGATCTTCGCCACGGATTCGATGGTCACTGCCTCGCCCATCATGACCAAGACGCATGAAGATGGAGATGCGGTCGCCAATGTCGAAACCGAGCTTGAAGTCCTGCCGGGCGACGACATGGCGATCGACGGCAAGGTGGTGACGATCGTGAAAACCATGCGGGTGCCGAAGGCGGGCACTGCGGTGGTTTGGAAATTTATCACGAGGGGCTGAGATGGCACGTCGCCCGACGCCTCAACAGCGCCTCGAAAAGCTGCTCGCAGAGTTTGAGCCCATCATTCGCAAAGCTTTCAGGGCAGCGATCCGCGACCTCGCCTCCAATGCAGAAATCGGCCAGGTGGCCGATATGTTGGCAAAAGGGGATATCGAAGGGGCGCTGCGGGCACTGCATATCGACCCGGCCGCGTTTCGGGGTCTCGATGAGGCAATCCGACAGACGTACATCGCCGGCGGGTCGAGCGCCGCGGCGACAGTCCCCGCAGTGACGCAACTGGATGGCACCCGGCTTGTCATGCGCTTTGACGCCAGATCGCCAAGGGCGGAAAGGTGGCTTGCGGAACACAGTTCCACTCTCATCACCAACATCGTCGAGGACCAGCGCGGCATGGTCCGCACCGCACTGCGCGAAGGCATGGAAAGGGGCAGGAACCCGCGTTCTGTTGCTCTTGATATCGCGGGAAGAATCAATCCGGCGACGGGCAGGCGAGAGGGCGGCTTGCTCGGGCTCACATCCGGCCAGGAGCGTGCCGTTTCGAAGGCAAAGGACGAACTGCTCTCGGGCGACAGGACGCAGCTCAGGAACTATCTGACGCGCGGTCGGCGCGACAAACGCTTCGACACCTATGTCCGCAAGGCGATCAAGGACGGCAAGCCGGTCCCCTCCAATATCGTCAGCCGCATGACGGGGCGCTACGCGGATCGGCAATTGCAGCTCAGGGCAGAGACGATCGCTCGAACCGAAGCGATCGCCTCGCTCAACCGCAGCCAGGTTGATGCGTTCGGGCAGGCCATCGATTCCGGCGCCATCAACCGGGGCGACGTCAGGAAGGTGTGGAAGGCCACACGCGACGCGCGTACCAGAGACAGTCACCGCCATCTCGACGGCGAGAGCGTTGGTTACGACGAGCGCTTCGCCAACGGGTTGCTCTATCCCGGCGAGCCGGGCGGACCGGCGGCGGAGGTGATCAACTGTCGCTGCACTCTGCTGCTGCGTGTGGATTTCCTCGCGAACCTGTCTTGACAGCGGCAACTGTTGTAACCAATTTGGCACTAATTTCGCGGGTTCTCCGGGAGAAAGCGCTCCTCCAGGGTGCTGAGCCAAGATCGACACTTGGAACCCGCTCCATCAAATCGGCCATCTGGCCGAATTACGAGGCCCGACATGAAAAACGGAACACTGGTCGAATACCGGGACAGCGCCAACCGCAAGCGCCAGGGGCGCGTCTCTCGCCGCAGCGACCGCACCGGCCGGCGCATGTACCGCGTCAATGACCAGTGGTTTGAGCGGGGCGATCTGACCGTCCTTCCAGAGTAGCAATCTCGGCCATTCCGGAGCAGTCACGATGGCGCAGACTTTCTCCGCGACCATCGACGCCTGGGCCCGCAAGTCCGAAGCGCGGATGCTCGCGATATTCCAGACCGCTTCGCAGTATTTCATCAAGGACGTGATCGACCGGACGCGGCGGGACACCGGCTATCTCGTCAACAGCCTGACAGTGAATCTCGACGGCCCACTCCCGATGCGCGAGGGCGCTCGCCCGCCACCGGGCACGCCTGAGAATTCCTACGAGCCGCAGCCCTACGCGCTCACCATTGCCGGCGCCCCACTCGGCGGGACAATTTTCGGATCGTTCATTGCCGAATATGCTGCGGTGCGAGAGGCTTACGACCAGATGATCGGCCTGTCCGCCCAGAACTGGAAAGCGCATGTGGCGAAAGCTAGCGCCGAGGCTCGCGCCCGCGTTCGTTCAGGCTGATCAGTCCTGCGAGGATCACCAGCAGAGCTGCGCGGGAGGTTTTCAGCGCGGTGTCGCCGGCGGTCGTCTTGCCCGTCATGCCGTCAAGGTCAAACACGATCCGATGCAGGAAATCCGCAACCTCGTCGTCGGACAGCGACTCGCTCATTTGCTCGGGGTAGCACGCGATGCCAACGCCTGAAACGTCTATCTGGCTCGCGCTAAAAGCCCGGGTGGGAACGCTATCTTTGAGCCCGGCTCTTTCGGTCGCCTATCCCAATGTTGACTTCACGCCGCCAACCTCGGGCGGGCAGCCTCAAAACTATCTGAGCGTCAGGCGTTTGCCGAACACGACGCAGATCGCCTCGATCGGCAAGCGCGGCGACAACCGCCACTTCGGCATATTGCAGATCATGCTTCACGCCCGGAAGGACCAGGACATCTCGGTCTCGAACGAAATCGCCGGCCTGATCGTCCAGCATTTCAAGCCTGGCACGGCCATGGTCTCCAATTCGATCAGCGTGCGCGTGGAAATGCCGCCTTCGGTCGCGGCCGATATCTCGAAATCGGAAGATCCGCTCATGCTGATCCCGATCTCGATCCGGTACTACGCGGACGTTCCGCGCACCTGAGTTTCAGTCAGCTTCAAACAGTCAACCGGCCCGCCCTTGAGCGGGCCTTTTTTCGTTGGAAACAGGAGATTGCGGGATGCCGTACTCAGAGCAGAGCCAAGGCTACGTGGCCTACAAGATTCAGTCCGCACTCGGCACTCAGGCCAGCGGCTCGGACGCGGAGGTTCTTCGCCTCACGGGCGGCCAGCAGGGCCGGCTCACAAAGGCCGCCGTGGAAAGTCAGGAAGTGCGCCGTGACGCCATGTCGGTGATCGGCAGGCACGGCACCCAGAAAACCGCCGGCGCCTACGACACGGAGCTGTCGATCGGCAATGTCGACACCATCCTCGAAGCCGTCATGCGCGGCACCTATGAGGCTGCGATCGTGGTCGACGACGCGACCGTGGCCATGTCGAGCGCCACGCTGTCGGTCTCGTCCAACGTCATCACGGCGTCGGCCGGTTCCTTCATCACGTCCGGGTTCCGTGTCGGTGACATCGTTCGCGAGAGCGAGGGCATCGCCGCGGCCGACCGGGACAAGAACATGCGCATCACGGCGCTCACCGCTACCGCGATGACCGTTGTGCGTCTCGATGGCACGGCGCTCACCGATGCGGCTGGACCGATCGCGGCCTGGACCATCACCCGCACCGGGCGGAAGCTGATCAATCCGGCGGCGGGCTCGCTGGTGAAGCGCTACTTCACCATCGAGGAATACGAGGTGCTGATCGACTCCTCGGAAATCTTCGACGATTGCGTCTGGTCGGGCATGGCGTTTTCCATGGCGCCGAACGGGCTGTTCATGGCGAACCCGAGCTGGACCGGCACCGGACAGTTCGAGACCAAGACGGCGGGCGACGCGCCGTTCTTTTCCTCGCCGACGGAAACCTCCGCCGAACCGCTCGCCGCCATCGATGCGCAGCTCTATCTCGGATCGAGCGAGATCCTCGATCTCACCGCTTTCGACCTGACCATCGACACGCAGGCCACCGCACCCGACGTTGCCGCGTCGGTCTATGCGCCCGATGTGTTCCAGGGCGCTATGACGGTCGGGATGAATCTCACCATGCTCCGATCCGACCTGCTCGACGTGGCGGATTTCATCAACGAGACCGCACTGTCGCTGCATGTCGTCATTTCGGAGCCCGAGAGCGCGCCGGAGGATTTCGTATCGATCTATGTGCCGAACTTCACGCTCGGCTCGGTCGACAAATCCGCGCTGTCGAAAGCAGGCGGTCCCCGCACCCACACCATTGCGGTTCCTCCTGCCCTCGTCGGCAAGGACCTGCAGGGCGGGGCCTATGATCCGGCGATGATCAAGTTCCAGGTCAGCAACGCCTGAGCCTGACCACAACCAAACGGAGACCACCATGTCCAAGGAAAAGGCGGTGAGAACCGCTGCCGAAGCCCTTCACGCAGCCATCGGTGAAGCCGAGGCGGCAGGATTTGCCATCGCGTGGCCGCGCCGCGCATCCGAGCTGCCCGGCATCGGCATCAGCCAGACCGCGAAGGCCAAGGTCGACATCGCCAAGGAAGCGGCAAAGGCCGGCATTGCCACGACACGCAATCCGACGCCTGAAAAGGCAGCGGAGCCGAAGCCGACCGACTTCAAGCCCAAGACCTGATCCAATCCCGCCCGACACGGGACAGTCCTCGCGCGAGCGAGTGTTGCGCAACAGGCTACCGGCCGGTCGGGGCCGGTAGCCATTCTTTCCGACCAAGGAAGACTCCGATGGAAAATAAAACCGACGCCGCGAAGGTCGCGGCACTCGACGATTTCGACCTGTCAGACATCGATTCCGCCGACGAGGCGAAGATGACGGTGGTCGCCAACGGCAAGCTGACGAGCTGGGTCTGGACGTTCGCCGGACCGGGACATCCGAAGGCGATCGAGCAGTCGAACCGTTTGGCGCGTGAGCGCCTGCATCACGACCGCATGATCGAAAACGCCCGCGCCAACGGCAAGAAGTACAAGGCGCCGGAGGAAAGCGTCGACGAGGTTCGTGAAAAGAACGTCAGGATGGTCGTGGAACGCCTGCTCGGCTGGTCGCCGGTCAAGATGAACGGCCAGGACTTCCCCTTCTCGCCCGAGAGCGCGAAAAATATCCTGCTCGATCCGCGCAAGCAGAGCCTGCTTATCCAGGCGCTTGAGTTCATTGGCGAGGAAACGGCTTTTACGCAGCGCTCGGAGAAGGACTCAAAGAGTTCGCCGAGCGCGAGTTCCAACTGAGCCTCAAAAACAAGAACGGCGTCTCCGACCGCGAAACGTTGGAGACGCTGCTCGAAAAGGCGATCAAGCAGGGCGACGAAACCAAGATCGCCAAGCGGGAAGCCGACCTGTTCGTGCCGCCGATGCCCGCCGGCGCTCAATATCTGTGGGCCGTGTTCCACGCCATTCGACGCCGCATCGGGGCGGGAATGAGCGGCCCCCAACCGATCTCCTGGGCCGATATCGACGCCTATGTGCGGCTCAAGAAATTCCCGCTGGCGCCATGGGAAATCGGACTGATCGAAGATTTGGACGACATCTACCTCCAAGCCTGCTCGGAGCGTCTGAAACACGAAAGCAACGAGTAGTCAGAGCGCATCGGGAATGGCGTTGGCGATCTGGCACATTTGGCGAAGCGTCGGCGCGTCCAGAAAGATCGCTTGTGTTTCGCCGTTGACCACTTCGGTCGCAAAGCCGTCGTAGCCGGCATACGCTCCAAAGCCGTTGCGGGAATTGTAGAACCCGCACACGACAATGCTTTCCGCGCCGCTGCGCAAGGTGGCGCGGGACGCTTTAACATTCGCCAGCAGGAGGCTGGCAGAGTCCTTCAAGACGCCCCTGAATTTGGCTCGGACCTTGTTCTCCAGAGCGCCGTCGAAGGCGATCGGAACATAGGGTTTGGCCACCACCGCTTGGACTCGGGCCGCATCGGGTCCGCCGGTCGTGCACCCGACCATCGTAATCGTAACCACCATCATTCCGATCAATCGCAGCATCGCCGCCTCCTTTTTCAAGGGGAGCGACGATAGCGCATTTCAAGCCGGGGTAAAGCAATTGGAAGACGTTGCCCGCCTCGGTTTCGATATCGAGTCCCAGCCTATCAGCAAGGCGTCCGGCGAGCTCGACCGACTCACCGCTGCCGGAAAACGCGCCGAAGATCAGGCAACCGGTCTCGGCAACCGGGCGGACGCGGCCGGCAAGAAAATCGTCGGCGCAAATGACAATGCGGCGCGTTCCGCCGAGAGGCTTCGCCGCCAGAACGAATTGCTCGCAGGATCGTTTCGGATGATCACGCGAGCGGCGGTCACGCTTGGCGCGGCGTTTCTGGCCATGGCGAGCACCAGGTTCCTCAGCGGTGCGATAGAGGCTGCATCAGACCTGAACGAGACCGTATCCAAGACAGCCACCATCTTCGGAAGCAGCTCCGACGCGATGATGAAGTGGGCGTCGAACAGCGCCCAGGCCATGGGTCTCAGCAAGCAGGCCGCGCTGGAAGCGGCTTCGACCATGGGCAACATGTTCGTCCAGTTGGGTTCCGGCAGCGAAACGGCGGGCCAGATCAGCCGCGACATGACGCAACTCGCTGCTGATATTGCGTCGTTCAACAATGTGGCTGGCGGCGCGGCGGCCGTTTCCAATGCCATGCAGTCGGCCTTCCGCGGCGAATACGATTCGCTTCAGCGCTACATCCCAACAATCAATGCGGCGACGGTCCAGCTGGAAGCGCTCCGCATGACCGGCAAGGCCAATGCAAAGCAGCTGACCGCGCTGGACAAAGCCCTGGCGGCTCAGAAGCTCATCATGGAAGGCGCCGGCGTTGCGGCTGGTGATTTCGCCCGAACCTCGTCGCAGCTCGCGAACCAGCAGCGCATAGCCGCAGCTAACACCACGGATTTGTCTGCCAAATTGGGCGAAGCATTCAAGCCGGCGGCAACGGCGACGGTGCAGGCTTATAATGATGCTGTTGTGTTCTTGTCAGAGAATCTGGACACAATCGCAAAACTGGCGAAGATTGCCGGTGTCACGCTCTTTGTGGCGTTCGCACCCGCTCTGCTGGGAGCGATGGCCTCTGGTTTTGTGGCTTTGGGCATTGCCGGCGTCACCGCTATTCGCGCCATCACGATAGCGATCGCGTCGAACCCGATCGGTGCGCTCGCGGTCGGTATCACGCTCGCGGCGGCGGCAGTGTGGCAGTTCCGGGATACGATCAATCAGGCGCTTGGGGTCGATGTCGTCGGCATAGCCAAGAGCGCGGCCAATCTGGTCATCAACAGTTTCGCAGCGGCATTCGCTGACATCAAGTTCGTGTGGCAGCAGCTGCCCAATGTCATGTCCGCCGTGATCGTTGGCGCGGTCAATGTCGTCGCGGCCGGCACCGAAAAGATGATCAATTTCGCTATCGCCGGCATCAACAGGCTGATCGGGGCGGTGAATAGCCTTCCGGACTGGCTCAAGCCGGAAGCATTGGAAAACATCAGCCCGATTGGGGAATTCAGCGTCGGGCGAATGGACAATCCTGCCGCCGCGGCTCTGGGTGACGCGAACCAGTGGCACGAACTTCATGTCCGCTCCATCCTCGCCAGAGACAACTTCAAGGGCATCGGTGACGCTGCCTCTGATGCCTCTGGCGGCGTGAATGACATGAGCGGCGCCATCGCGGCCGCCAATGACAATCTCGACGGCTCCGGAAAGGCTGCGAAAGAAGCAGCCAAGGCTCTCAAGAAGTTCCAGGAGGAAGCCGACAAGCTGGTCGAGAAGCATTTCCCGCAGCAGGCCGCCGAGGCAAAGGCCGAGGAACTGATCCGGCTGCTCGACAAGTTTGGCGACAAGCTGACCGACATCCAGAAAAAGGCCATCGGTCTCGAAATCGATGAGCTGTTTGACACGGCGGCCAACGGCGCGCGGGAAGCGGCCAAGACGGTTGAAGAAACGCTGGGTTCGGTGCTGTCCGATCTCTTCAAGGGGCCGATCGAGGACGTGGACGAGTTCTTTGACAAGATCCTGTCGGGCTTCGCCAGCCTCGGCCAGGCCAACCTGTCCAAGTTCTTCGATGGGTTCCTCACCGGCGGAAAGACGGCGGCGAACGACAATCAGCCGAACCCATGGGCCGGGCTCACCAAGGCGGTGGAAAGGGGCGCTGCTGTCGGCACCGAGAGCGGCGCGTCGAAGGGCATCGAGGGGCTGGCCGGGCTGTTTTCGGGCGGCGGTTCCAATCCGCTGTCGGGCAAGGTCGGCGGCGTGCTGAGCGCAGGCTTGGGCGGAGCCGGCATCGGCTATGAAACGCAAAGCCCGATCATGGGAGGTCTCGGCGGGGCGCTTTCCGGTTTCATGGCGGCGGGACCGATCGGCGCTGTCGTCGGCGGCATCTTCGGTATTCTGGGCGGTATTTTCGGCCGCGCGAAGAAGGCCCGCGAGGAACAGGAAAAGGCTCAGAAGGCGATCGAGGAAAACCGGGGCGCGATCGACAACTTCCTTGCGGCCGGGCTCGGCCAGGGGCTTGGCGTTGCTCAGGCAGCGGAGCGCAAGTTCCTCGATCAGGGCAGGGAATTCAGGGCGACGGCGGAAAAGGCCGGCGACAGGCAACTCGTCAACGATCTCGACCGCGCCATGACGCAGATGTCGAACCTGCTCAGAAACGATTTCGTGCAGGCCTTCAACGGCACCATCGAAAGCCTCGAGGCCGGGCTGGGCTCCAATTCGCCCTTCACCCAGGCGCAGAATTCCATCGTGGCGCTGCGCGAGGAGCTGCTGAACTTCATCGCCGACACCCAATGGGCCGGGCAGAATGTCGAGCGCGCGCGCAAGGCGACACAGGATTATGCCCTGAGCCTGCTTGGGGCGCAGCCGGAACTGACCGACGTCGAGGAGGGGTTGCAGCGCATCGCCGGTACGGCGGCGGGCCTGGGCAACACGCTGCTTCAGCTGGGGATGTCCGCATCGGATGCGGCCAACAGCATTCAGTCCGGGCTGCGCAATGCCATTGCCGAGCTTCGCAAGGACTTTGACGAAGACCTGTCGCGCTCGATTAACGATCTGGCGGGCAACAGCTATCTCAACGAGATTGCGGACGCGCAGGATCGCTACAACGAGCGCCTTCGGGACGCAGCGGCGCTCGGTCTCGGAGCGGAGCGGGCCAACCACGAATATGCGCTGGCGCTGGCCGAGATCGCGTCACAGGCCGGCCTCAGCGCGACGCAACTGAGCGGGCTTGGAAGCCAGTTCGGCGCATCGACGCAGATCATCGACGACGCGCAGGCCGCGCTTTTGACCTTCCGCGACCTGTCGGGCCAGATCAGGACGTTTCTGGACAGCCTGGTGCTGAACAGTTCGCTTTCCACGCTCTCGCCGCAGGACCGGCTTTCCGAGGCGCGGCGGCAGTTCGAGGACGTGGCTTTCCGGGCCGGGGAAGGCGATGTCGAAGCGCAGGGCCAGCTCGAAGCCGTCAGCCGGACCTATCTGGAGGAAGCCAAGGGCTTCCACGCATCGACCGAGGAATATGCGGCGATCTTCGACACGGTCCGGGGCACGCTGACCGGGATCGCATCCTCGGCAATGTCGGAAGCCGAGGTAATGGCCCGACAGACGGAATTGATGACGGCGCAGATCGGCGCGACTTCATCGGTCACGACCAGCGTTGACAGTCTCGCATCGCGCATAGCGCAAGATGCAGGCGTCACCCATGCACAACTTGCGCAGATCGCGGCCAACACTGCCCAGCCGGCTCCGGTCGTTGTGGTGGCGCCTCAGTTGCCCGGTCAGACGCACGATGCGAACTGGTGGGGCAATCCGTCGAACTGGAGCGGGCGGTTCGCCACAGGCGGCTATACCGGCGACATGGGCCGCAACGCCGTTGCCGGCGTCGTCCATGGCCAGGAGTTCGTTGCTCACGCCGAGGCAACCCGCAGGTGGCGTCCGCAGCTCGAGGCGATGAACGCCGGGCAAGCGCCGAGCATGGGCGGTGGTTCGGACCGCGAGAACTTCCGCGAGCTTGGCCGGATGATCTCGGCAGCAGTTGCGGCTCAAACCGATGCGCTGAAGGCGGAAATCGAAGAACTGCGCGAGCAAAATCGTAAATCCAACGACGCGCTGCGCAGGGCGACTGAGCAAAAACCGCGTCTCACCGCAAACGGAAAGACCTACTGATGGCTGTCACGCTCTACAGCGCGCGCAAGATCAACGATCACATGCACGCCATCGCGGCCTGGACCATGCCGAGCGCGATCTGGCTCGGGCTGCACACCGGCAATCCGGGCTTCACCGGCTCACTCGCCAATGAGATATCGATCTCGGCGACGGGCTATGGCCGTGCCGATCTGACCGGCAAGCTTTCCGCCGCAGACGCTTCCACCGGCATCTGCACCCTCACGTCGGTGATCAACATCGGCCCGGCTCTAGTCGACTGGGGGCTGCTCACGCATTTCTCGATCCATGACGCGGAAACCGGCGGCAACATGCTGTCCTACGCGGAGTTTTCCGAGGCGCAGACGATCCTGACCAGCGATCAGTTCCAGCGCGTGCCGGGGCAATTGCTGATCCGCCTTCTCTAGAATTCCGCAATCTCGCGGATAACCGCCGCACATGCGGCTTCTTCAACCTCCCAACTGATGGAGAACGAACATGGCTGGCTATGCGGCCTCAAACCTGCTGGACGGTACTCAGCAGGCGATCTCGACTTCCTTCAAGACGCTGGCGGCGCTCATGGCGTCAAACGGCACGGCGCTGCGGCGCATTTCCGTGCACGAGTTCGCCTTCGGCGTCGACGGCACTCCGGCCGACCAGGCCATGACCTACGATGTCAGCCGCACCACGGCGGACGGCACCGGCACCGCTGTTACCCCTCCTCCGCTCGATCCGGCGGACGCTGCCTTCCTGGGTATCGGCAAGGCCAATTACACGGCCGAACCGACCGTCACCGCGGCGTCCTCGCTTTGGGGTCAGGGCGTCAACCAGCGCGCAACGATCCGCTGGGTCGCATTCCCGGGGCAGGAGTTGGTCATCCCGGCGACCAATGTCGCCGGTCTCGCCTTCCGCGCCAAATCGCCCGGCTATACCGGCACGGCGGTAGCGCAGATCGAATTCGTCGAGCGCTAAGTCTCGGCTGAATTGCATGGCCGGGCCCTGACGCCCGGCCATTTCCTTCTCTCTGACAGGAGGCTTGAATGCCGACAGTTCACCACGAAGCCGCGCTCGAATTTCTCGGCGCCGCCCAGAAGGGCAAGTTCGACGCGGGCGATCTGCGCGCCGCGATCGATGCCGAGTTTCCTGGCTGGGGCACCAACGCCGTGCCGACCATCGGCTACAGCGATCCCGGACATCACGTGAGCCTGATCATATCCCGCACCCTGCACGACACGCTGCCGGGCGGGGCGGGGCGCTACTCATGGGATTATCAGCACGGCTTCAATGACGTGATGCGATTCCTCGAGAGCAACCGGGCCGACGACAAGGCGGTATCGAAATGGCTCGACGACGCCGTGAAGGAACTCATCAAGGTCATGGCGGGCTGAAACCGTGCGGCGTCCCGGAGGCTACCTGATCTGCACCGATCCTGATGCGACCCAGGAGCATGACACCTTCAGCTGCGCTCATTGCAACGCCATCGTGACAGTCGAACCCTTCGCCGATCCCGCCGATATGGGCGGGCGGTGCGGGGTCTGCGACGGGCTGATCTGCAAGACGTGCAACGCCACGGGCCTGTGCGATCCGCTTGAGGAAAAGCTGAAACGCGCCGAGGCGAGCTATCACGCCCGCCGCAGTTACGGAATCTGACGAATGTTCGGTCGCCGCCCCTTCGGACGCCTGCCCTTTGGCGGACGGTTCGTTCAGGCGAGCACAACACCCATATTCGAGGATAGCTGGCACCAGCCAGTCTCGGAACCGACGCGCTTTGCACTTGCGCCGGCCGCCGCGGCTTGCCTCATCAGCCTGCATTCCTTTGCGATCGACCCGAGCATTCTCACGCAGCCCGAGGCGGTCAGTCCCGACCGCTTCCATCGCGAATTGTCGGAGCCGGTCAGGTTCCGCCCCGCTCTACAGTCCGCCGATCAGCAGTTCTCGGCGTTTGTGCAGGCCGCTCCATTCGAGGAAGCGCCGCATCTTGAGGCGCATGTCCAGCCGCAGGCCGAACCCGTTCGTTTCGCACCGGCCCTGGCCACGGCGCTTCAGCAATATCAGGCTTTCGTTCAGTTCGCGCCGTTCGGCGAGGTCATCGATCTTCAGAAATGGCACCAGCCATTCTCGGAGCCGGTTCGTTACGCCCCGGCCCTGCCTGCCTACGACCAGCAGTATGAAGCCTTTGTTCAGTTCGGTCCGTTCGATCAGACACCGCTTCCCGGCTGGGTGCAGCCGCAGTCCGAGCCTATTCGTTTTCGTGCCAGTCTGCCGGCATACGATCAGCAGTTCCTTGCATTCCAGAGCTTTGCCCCGTTCGCAGAAGTTCCGGCGCCCGACAAGTTCCATCGTGATCTATCCGAGCCAACCAGGTTCGCACCGCTTCTGGCGACCGGATCGCAGCAATTCGCGGCATTTGTCGATTCCGAACCGTTCCCCGAGCGGGTTACGGCCGATCGATGGGTTCCGCCGCTCAATGAACCGGTCAGATTCCTTCCGTCGCTCGATACGGCGCATCAGCAGGCTCTTGCCTATCAGGGCTTCGAGCCGTTCGAGGAAAAGTCGCATCCCGACGCTTGGCATCCGCTGCTTAGCGAGCCGGTTCGTTTCGCGCTCTCGCTCCCGGTTCATGGCCAGCAGTTCGACGCCTTTGTTCAGTTTGCGCCGTTCGCGGAAAGTGTCAGCGCCGACCGGTGGGTTCCTCCGCTTGCCGAGCCGGTCCGCTTCGCGCTTTCCATGCCGGTCCACGGTCAGCAATTCGCGGCCTTTGTCGGCTTTGCGCCGTTTGCGGAGATCGTCTCGGCCGATCGATGGGTTCCGCCTCTATCGGAACCGACTCGTTTTGCGCCGTCACTGCCGGCATACGAGCAGCAATTTCTCGCGTTTCAGGGGTTTTCGCCCTTCCCGGAACCGCCGCATGTCGATGCGTTCATGCAGCCGTTCAGCGATCCGGTCAGGTTCCGCGCTTCGCTGGAAGCGCGGCTTCAGCAGTTCCTCGCATGGTCCGAGTGGCCCGTTGTTCTCGTTTCGAACGACATGGAGGTCACCATCGAGATCATCCCCGAAATGACCGGAGCGAACGCCTTGCAGACCACGCTCGACAGTGGAGAGGGGGAGATCACATACGCAGCCGTGATCCGCCCGTGGTTCCTGTCGGACAGGGCCTAGGCGATGTTCGGCGTTCGCAAGTTCGGCACTCTGCCTTTCGGCAGATATCCCGATCCGGCCGACGGCTACATGACCGTCATCGTCAAGCAGGAAATGACGCTGACGACGACCTACGAGATATTCGTAGCGACGCGCGAATTCATCACGGCAAACGGCGATACGCCGGCGGACCAGCCCTTCGCCGGCGTTCTCGACCAGGCGCTGAATTTCCGACGCTCCATCTTGGGCGGGGACGGCATTTCGGGTTTCCTGCACGGGCAGGGCGAGATGATCATCCTGAACGGCGGAGAGTACGATTTCCTGCCGCAGTTCTACGCCTTGGACGGACGCGACCAAGAAATCAGGCTCGGCAGGACCGACCTCGATTACGCGGACTGGTTCACGATCTTCAAGGGCACCGCCACGTCCTTCCATGTCGGGGAGGCCGAGTTCCGCATCGATCTGCAGGACTATGCCTACAAACTCGACGTTCCGCTGCAGACCAACGTCTATGCCGGGACGGGCGGCATCGAGGGCGGGGATGATCTGAAAGGGCGGCGCAAGCCGCGCGCCTTCGGGCATCTGAGGAACATCACGCCCGTCCTGCTCAAGGCCAACAGCCAGCTCTACCATGTCAATGACGGGCCGGTGAATGCTATTCCCGCTGTTTACGCCAATGGCGCCGCGCTTTCGGTCGGCAGCGATCATGCCGATTCAGCGACGCTTCTGGCAGCATCGGTCACCAGCGGGTTTTTCGACACCTGCATCGCCGAGGGCATGTTCCGGGTCAATTTCGTGCTCGACGGCGACGTGCTGACCTGTGACGTGGAGGGCGACACGACGGGCGGAACCTTCGCTGAAACCATCGCCACGATTGCGCGGCGCATGGTCTCGTCATCGACGGTGCTGGCCGATCCCGGCGATCTCTATCTGCCAGCCTTCGATGCGTTCGAATTGGCGGCGCCCTACAAGGCCTGCTTCTACGCCAGCCACAATGACGATGTTTCGGTCTCCGAAGCGCTGGCCCGCATCATTGGATATGGCAACTACATCGGGTTCCGCCGGAACGGCAAGCTCGAGATCGTGCGGTTTGTCACACCGGCCAGCCCGCCAGTCATGCGGTTCGATAAGAATGATATCCGCGACATACAGCGCGAGAAGCTGCCCGACGGGCTCTATCCCCCTCCATGGCGCTGGAGGGTCGGATACGGGCGCAACTGGACCGTGCAGGACGAGGTGGCGGGTTCGGTCAGCGATGCAACGCGCGCCTTCCTCGCCGAGCAGCTGCGTTTTGCCGTGGCTGAAAGCGCCTCGACCAAGATCAACCATCCCTTCGCGCAAGAACGCGAGGTAGGTGGATATCTCAAGGATGAGGCCGACGCGCAGGCCGAAGCCGACCGCCTTCTGGCGCTGCATTCGGCCAGCTCGTCGCTTTACCGCTTCGCACTCGACACGCGGCCCTTCGGTCTCAACGTTGGCGAGACGGTGCATGTCACCTATCCGCGGTTCGATCTCGCCGACGGGCGCCTCTTGCGCGTCGTGTCGATCAATGAAGACGCAAAGGCCGATGCGGCCGAGATCGTGGGGTTCGGATAGATGCCCGCCGCTGTCGTCCATACAAACCTCGCGGACTCCGCCACGATCACCGCATCGTCGAGCCTGCTTTTGGCGCAGCCGCAGCGGGTCCAGAACGAGCATGTCTCGCGCGCCTGGCGCTCGCAGCTGCCTACATCCTACCTGATCTTCGATCTGGGCTCGGCGCTCTCGATCGACACCGTCGCGATGATCGGGATCACGGCTTCAACGATCCGGTGCAGGATCTCCGCAACGGACGATACCGGCGTCACGGGCGAGCTTTATGACAGCACCGTCGTCAATGTCGATCAGGACTATCTGCAGGCCATCTTCGCGCTGGGCTCGGCTGTTTCGGGGCGCTACATCCGCATCGACCTGACGCACTCGACGCTTACCTACACCGAGATCGGCCGCGCCGTGATCGGGCTGCGCTCGGCATTCACCACGAATTTCTCCTATGGCTGGGGCCGGACCTTCATCGATCCGAGCCAGCGCACAAAGACGCGCGGCCAGCTGACGCAAATCACGGCTGAACGAAGCTATCGCCTGATCGAACTGCCCTTCGACTGGATCGATGAGGCGGATCGCTACGGCTTTGTGGAGACCATCGATCGGGTCAACGGGCTCAAGACCGACGTGCTGATGCTATTCGACACCGACAGCGCCAACCTGCCGCGTGACACGATCTGGGGCCTGATCACCGACGCCACGCCGGTCAACCAGCCCTTCTTCGACATCTTTTCCAAGAATTACCGCATCGAGGAGCGCCGCTAGATGGCCCACTACGAAGCCCTGCCGCACGTTGCCGAAGTATCCACGTCCGAAGGCACGAACGACTTTGAGCTTGCCGGCGCGGTCGATGACAGCCGCGCCTTCAGCGACGTCCTTGCCAACGGCGACACAGTGGCCGTCTCGGCCTATCTGGTGACGGGTGGTGGGCTGGAATGGGAAGACGGCATCTACACCTACAATTCCGGCACCGGAAAGCTTGAGCGCACCACTGTTCTGGAAAGCTCCAACGCCGACGCCAAGGTGTCGTTCTCCGCAGGCACAAAGACGCTGGTGTCGACACCGCTGGCCAAGCGCTATCGGCAGATGGTCAGCGCCGGCTATGCTCAATCCCTTACCGAAGCCGAGAAGCTGCAGGCACGTGAGAATATCGGCGTTGCGCTCGATTCCCGCAGCAATCGCATCGTCAATGGCGGTATGGAGATCGGCCAACAGAATGGCACGTCGTCCGGCACCTCAACAGCCTATTACGGTGCGGACCAATGGTCGACGAACTTCGTCACCTCGGCCGGTACGATCACGACTCAGCGGGTTCTTAGCGCAAGCCCGGCCAGTTCGCGCTATCGGTATCGCGTTACGATTACCACGGCCGACGCTTCGCTGGCGGCTGGCGAGTTTCTGGCGATCACGCAGAACCTCGCAGGCGTCAACGTATCTGATTTCCTGTATGGAGAGGCGTCGGCCAAGGATGCTGTTTTGCGCTTTGGCTTCAAGGGGCCGGCCGGCACCTATGCCGTTGCGGTACGCAATTCGGATGCGAACCGGACCTTCATTGCCGAGTTCACAATATCGGGTGGTGAGGCAAACACCGATACTGTGCAGGAAATCGCTATTACTGGCGACACGACTGGCACTTGGCTGATCGGTGATGGAGTCATCGGGCTGACGCTCGATATTGTTCTGGCGGCGGGTTCAACGTTCCAGGGCTCGGCTGGCTGGAACGCGGGGCTTTATCGCGGCACGTCATCGACGTCGAACGGCATGGCCACCATCAATGATGTCTTTGAACTGTTCGACGTTGGCCTCAAGATCGATCCCGATGCGACTGGCGAATACGGTCTTTATGAGCATCCTACCGCCGATCTGGAAATACAGCGGTGCCGAGACTTCTTCGTCTACGTGAACGGTGCAACATCGTCGACGGCGGATGAGCGCATACTAGTACGGGCACCCACCACGATCACCGGCGGCATCGGCTACGGATGGATTTCGTTCGGCCGAAAGATGAGTAGGGCGCCCGTTATTACCCTGAATAATGCGACGGTTACAAATGGTAGCGGCGCAGCCGCCCAGGACGCTAGTCGATGGGGGTTCAACATAAGGTTTGACCCAAGCACTGGTTCGGCGTCGGTCATTTTTGGCTACACCGCCAATGCGCGGCTGGCGTAATCTGATGTCTTTTACAGTCGCGCTCGACCCGAATAATTCACCCGCCAAGAACAAGCTGGAAATCGAGAAGGCTCTTTCCGGTTTCGACGGCAGTGGTGGTGAGATACGCCTTCCTCGCTCTAAAGAACCATTTCCTTGTGATCCAGGCATTGTATGGCCTACGCAGAAGAACATCACTCTCATAGGAGAGGGACGGGCGGATGCCTATGAGGCGTCCTATGCTGGCACGAAGCTGAAATTCACAGCGGGCACGACTGCGTTCGACTTTTCGTCTTTCCTTCCATTCTCCGGCTCTGGTCCGCACGCTGCAATCGAGAACATTGCGTTCGATGGCGACCGCGTTTGCAACTTCGGCTTGAAGGTGTACGGCAATGTCAGTTTGAAGCACCTGCACGTCACAAAATTCAATACGGTGGGCATCCATTACGCGGACTGGATCAATTCGTCCTCGATGGAACATATTTCAACAGTCGGGAACGATGGCCACGGAGTGTTGATCGGCGGTTACGGTGCGCTGAAAAACACTCCCTTCAGTATGCGTTGGCTCAGAAGCCGTTCAAATGGCGGCATAGGACTTGTCCTCAGAAACGCTATGCACTTCTCCGGCTATGATGGCATTATCGAAAGTAATGCTGGCGGTGGTATCGACATATATCGCCCAGCAAGCACCAATCTTATTGGGTGCGCCCTCCACGAATACTGGCTGGAGAATAATCTGCTAGGCGCAGCAGGATACTCTCTGACCATTGATGGTGACGCTCCGCCAGAGCTTTTCAGATTCATAGGCGGTGGTATAAGTGCAGGCAGCTTGACTAAAGCCGCGTTGATTAACAACGCTGACACGGTCCTTTTCGATAGCGTGGAGTTCACTGGCTCCGGTCATGTCGATATCGGCCCCAACGCATCGGCAATCGGGTTTCTGGACTGTCGCGGTCATGTTCTTAACGGCAACACCGCTGCCACTTGGGACAAGTCGCGCATGCAGCTTGCCACTGGCAGCAGCGGCGGCGGCGGGGGTGGGCCAACTGTAGCGTTCCACGCTCATAAGGGTGGCGCAAATCAGACAGTGCAGGCGAATAACACCGAAAAGGTCACCTTCCCTGTCGAGGTGTTCGACACCAACAGCAATTTCGCCAACAGCCGTTTCACGCCGACCGTCGCCGGCCCCTACGCTATTTCGGCTTCTGTGAAGGCGGCTGTCAACTCGCACTGTCGCGTTTTCATCTACAGGAACGGACAGTACCTGATGGAGGCGACCATTTATGGAAATGGTTCTCCGACCGCAACTGCAACCGCCACTATCTGGATGAACGGGTCAACCGACTATCTGGAAGTATACGCGGTCTGCGCGTCTGGCACGACTATTTACGGCGGGGCCGGTGATACATATTTCTCCGGCGCTCTGGTTGGATAATCGCTGAAGATATGCTATGTCTTTTCATAACCTGTTTCCGCACAAAGGGAGACGCGGGAGATGAAACGCCGTTCATTCTTGACATTGATTGGGCTTGCCCCCGTTGCTGCGACGGCAACGGAGCTACCCCAGCGCGAGCAAGAGCCGCTTAACGAGACGCTGTTCGACTGGGGACAGGTGCAGTGGATGCCAATCCTGTACGCCCCGAAAGACGGAAGGCGGCTAACGGCTCGCGATTACGGGGGGAACCAGGCAGAGGTCGTTTTCGACGGCCGCAATTGGATCACCGACTATGACGGCCTTATGTCGTGCATGAGCGGGCAATGCTTCCCCGCCGTTTATTATCTTGTTCGCGACCAACAGTTGAAGATCGTTTCGCGCGATCTAGGCTAGCTCTACTCTCTTGCCACCCTGAGCGCCTTTAGCATCCCGCTCATATAGCAAACCCTTCAATCTTTCGCACCTCTTTAAACCACTCTGCCGGTAACGGCGGAAGGAGAACGCTATGACATGGCGACTAGCCAAAAGCCTCGAAACCCTGCGCTCGCAGGTCAACAAGGCATCCCCCAATCGATCGAAGGCCAGCGACGGCACGATAGGCGACGCTGCCCACGCCTCGCGGTCATCGGATCACAACCCGCATGTCCGGGATGGCTCCATGGGCGTCGTGACGGCCCTCGATATCACTCACGATCCCGCGCATGGCGTCGATATCCAGAAGCTTGCCGATGCGCTTGTGGCGTCGAGAGACAGCCGGATCAAATACATCATCTGCAACGGCAATATCGTATCCGGTTCTGGCCAGTCCAAGCCCGCGTGGAAATGGCGGCCCTACAGCGGTTCGAACAAGCACACCAAGCACGTTCATTTCTCGGTCAAGGGCACAAAGGCGCTTTACGATTCGACTAAGCCTTGGCGGTTCGATGGCTCCGATATTTCCGAGGTCACGCCATCCGACAGTATCATGAAGCGCGGCGCGAAGGGGCCGTTCGTCAAGGAATTGCAGATCAACCTTATCAAGCTGGGCCACGGCCCGCTAGAGGATGACGGCGTCTTCGGCGAAAAGACAGAGCGCGCCGTGAAGGCGTTCCAGCGCAACGCCGGACTGACCCCGGATGGCTGGGCAGGACCGCGCACTATCGATGCCATCGGCGCGGCAGTGGCCGACAAGGCGTCGAAGCCCAAGATCAAAGCGGCGCAAAAGTCCGTGCCCGAGACGGCCGACGACGAGGTGAAGGAAAGTACCAACTGGCTTCAGGGCATCATCGGCTTTTTCACCGGCGGCGGCGGGCTGGGAACCATGCTCTACGGCGTTGAATGGCAGGTGGTGGTGACGATCCTGGCCGTCGGGCTGGTGGCTGCGATCATCATCTATCTGTTCCGCCGCAGGCTGATTGCCGCCTTCCGCGAGATCAATGCGGGGGTAAGGCGCTGATGTTCGGTCTCAACTATCTCTCTGCCGGCGCGGGAGCCGCCGCGGCCGCCGTCGTTACCTTCGGCGTGCTTCAGACCTACACGACGCTGGTGATCGTCCCTGCGGTCAAGAAGGAGACGCGAGCTCTGGTCAATGCCGAGGCTCGCGAACGGGCATTTGAGCTCATCGAAAAACGAGGCGAAGACAATGCTGAAATTAGCGCTTTCGATATGGCTGATCTCTGCCGCGAGTTGGGCGGTGTCTGGGTGCTCGCCGACGACCGCTGCGATTGAGGGTGCGGGGTTTTCCCTGCTCGAGCCCTCGCCTGAGACCCGGGCGTTCATCATCGCCAACGACCGGCCCTTCGCCGAGGATGTGGCGGGCAACAATCGCGCCTGCCGCCGCTCCCCGGCCTGCCAGAAATGAGCTGGGGCGTCGGCATCTTCGTCGCGGCGCTCGCCGTCGCCGGCATCTGGCTGACGGTCGGCGCGCCGGGGCTGCTGTGAGCTGCAGCGAGGGGAGCCAATAGCGATGTCTGAAATCAAAACCGAGCCGGTTCGAGCACAACGTTTTGACGACATCGACGACGTCGACAAGCATCCGGGCGCCTTTGAGTACTACAAGGACGGCGCTCGCTATCCGGCCGGCATGATCTATTCGTGCCCGTGCGGGTGCGGCGCCCGCGGTAGCCTTGCCTTCCGCCCGCACGCTTCGCCCTCTTGGGAGTGGGACGGCAACACGGAGGCTCCGACACTGAAGCCCTCCGTCCACCATGTCGGCCATTGGCATGGCTGGCTGACCAATGGCGTGTGGAAGTCATGCTGATGGCTGACTGCGGGTAAAGGAGCCAATAGCAGTGCATGTTTGACACCAACACTGAAAGGAATTCCTCATGGAAAGCGCCTTGATCAACCTGTTCATATTCTGCTTTGTCGTCCTGCTCGTCGCGGCAATAACCATCATGCTCATCCGCCGGGCGCCGTTCATCGAGTCGCCTTTCAAGGGGTGGCTGGTTTATGCCGTCTACTTCTTCGCTGGCGTGCTCGTCATCTTCCGGCTGCTGGGCTTCATTGGCGTCGGCTGACATGACCGAGACCGGAGTTGGCAAGGTCGTCGATCCGACCAAAAACGTCCTCGATCTTGTCGAGGCCGAGAGCCACCGCCAGGACGGTCTGCGCGAGGCGGAGAGCAAGTTTCAGAACGCGATGCGAGACGCCGAAACGCGACGGCTGCGCGACCTCGCGGATCTGACCGTGAGGTATCAGGCGATCATCGAGCAGATGCGGCAGACCTCGCTGGACAGCACCTCGACGCTGCTGGCGACGCAGCTCAAGGAGACAAAGAACGACCTGTCGGATCGCATGTCCAAGCAGGAGCAGTTTCGCTGGGAGACCGGCGGACGGGGCACCGGCCGCTCCGACTTTCTGGGCTGGATCGTCGCCGCTGTCGTGATCGCCGGATTTCTGTTCACCTACTTGGCAGACAAAGCTCCATAGAAGCAGCGGGCCGGCGGCGTGTTGAAGCACGACCGCCAGCCCTGACCGGGACGGCCTTCACGCGACCGCCACGGCTGGGAACAAGCATACCCCGCCTGTGGTTCATCTATTATGAACAAAAGGCAGGGGATGGATTGTTGGTGGCAAGCTTAAACGACATCTACGACCGCCTCGGACAGTTGACCGGAACCATCAAGGCCGTCGAGAGCCGGGTCACCGAGTTGCAGCGCGACATGGCCCATTCCGACGAAAAATCGGATGCGAGCCGGGCCAACGTCCATAGGCGTCTTGACGAGGTCGTGATGCGCACCACCAGCCTGGAAAATGACGTGATCGGCGTCAAGAACAAGGTCGAGCGCGTCGAAGGCGTAACTGACGAAATCAGGGCGCTGCGCCAACAGGCTCTGGGCGCCGGCACGCTGGGCGTGTGGCTGTGGAAGATCGGCGGCTGGGTGATTACGGCCGCCGCAGGCTTCATGGCCGCCTACACATGGCTGACGGGCCGCCCGCCGCCGTGACCAGCCTGTATGTTCAAAGGGGAATTGCCGATGTCATGGATCAACCGCTACAGCGCGGGCGCCACTGCGCTTGCCGTAACCATTGGCATATGGACTGCCTTTGGCTTTCCGGTTCCTGCCACCAGCGCCGATATCAAACGCCTTGAAGCCCACCAGCTCGAGACGGCAATCCGCGTCTACGAGGACCAGGCCGACCGGCTAATCATCCGGCGCGAGCAATGGCGGGCCGAAGGACTGCCGTCATTCAATCCCGCTGTTGTCGCGACCGATCGACAGCTCGACCGCGTGCAGGAGGATTTGCGCGAGGCAAGACGGCGCCGGATCGAACTCGGCAAGGACTGACATCTCCCGAAGGGCTTCTGTTCAATCAACAAGGAATTGGCCGAGATGCGATCTCGACTGCTTTTCGTGCTGTGGCTGCTACTCGGCCTCGGCCTGGGTGCGCTCTGTGGCGTTGCGCTGATGGTGCAGCCGGTCAGGGCTCATGATGCAATTCCGACCGCCGCTAAGCCGAACGGCTGGTCATATCCGCTGGCGTGCTGCTCGGGCTATGATTGCCGGGAAGTGACTGGCGGGCCGGGCGGGCTGGTCCGCGAGCACGGCAACGGCTACGAGATCGCCACCACGGGCGAGGTCATTCCGCAGACCGACGCCAAGATCAAACTTTCACCGGACGGGCAGTTCCACTGGTGCTCCAAAGGCGGGCGCGACGATAGCGACACGATCTGCCTGTTCGTGCCGCCCCCCATGTTCTGACCCCAACTTCATCAATGCAGTTCTCCCTCCTGGCCTTCGGGCCGGGAGGGCAGCTTTTTTGCGTTTGTGGTTCCCGCTCGTGGATTCGAACCACGATCTGCGCCTTCAAAGGGCGTTATCCGACCGTTAGACGAAGCGGGAAGATTGGTGCCGCCCGCAGGACTCGAACCTGCACTTGAGCATGTTTTGAACATGCGGCCACTGCCGTTGGGCTAGAGCGGCTGGTACCCGTGGAGAGATTCGAACTCCCATCGCCTAGTTCCTAAGACTAGCGCCTCTACCAGTTGGGCTACACGGGCACGGAAGGAAGGTGGAGCTGACGGGGCGGACTCGAACCCCCAACCTGCCGCTTACAAGGCGGCTGCTCTACCGATTGAGCTACGCCAGCGAATTGCTAGCGTGTCGTTCGCAAGAGTCGTTGTAAGGGAATGGTCAGGGCGGCTGGATTCGAACCAGCGATCTCCGCGTTCCAAGCGCGGCAGGGACGGCCAAGCTCCCCCACGCCCTGAATAGGGCTAGGTCGCGGTCGGTCGATATGCGCTTCGCGGTTCATGGGCGCGCTTCTAACGCAGGAGGCAGATGTTCGCAAGAGAGCGGCTTTTTTGCGTTTCGGGCAATGAAAAGGCGGCCGACCGACATTCTACCCAACGCCGATGGCCGCCTCTCTGGTGATCCCTACGGGACATGGCTTTTCTACGCCAGAAGCGATTGCATGTGAAGCCGTGAGCGAGCGGATGCTGTGCATAGACGGCGGCTCGGCTCAGGAGCCGGGTCAGGACGCGCGTTCTTGCCTTCCGGGGCTAATTATATACTTGACACCACAAACGCAGGATGTAGTATGGGTTGCAGAAGGGAACTGCAGCCATGTTTTCAGCACCGCACTTTCACAATGACGACGCCGCCCGTAAGACGCTGGAGGAAATCCGCTGGCCGAATGGGCGCAATTGCCCGCACTGCGGAACGGTTGATCGGTCCTATCAGACTAAGCGCGCGCAGAAGTCAGGCGCGGTTGTCTATCGCTGCGGTGAGCCCTCTTGCCGGAAGGATTTCAGCGTCACGACCAAGAGCGTGATGGAGTCGTCACATATCCCGCTGCACAAGTGGATGCAGGGCTTCTATCTCATGGCGTCGTCAAAGAAGGGCATGTCAGCCCACCAGATGCACCGGACACTCGGCATTACCTACAAAGCGGCATGGTTCATGGCGCATCGCATCCGCGAAGCCATGCGCGCCGATGGCACGTTCGGGCCGCTTGGTGGCGAGGGAAAGACGGTTGAGGCCGACGAGACCTATTACGGCTATCGCGACGATAAGAAGCTCGGCAAGCGCACCATTCGCGGCAAGCGCGGACATGGTGGCCAGCGCCCGATTATCGCACTGGTCGAGCGTGGCGGTTCTGTGCGGACCTTCTATGCCGCCGTTGCCGACAAGGCGAACGTCACCAAGATCGTGACAGAAAACGTTGCCCGCGAAAGCTATCTCTACACCGACGAAAGCCGCCTCTATGGCGATGCCGACCAGCTTTTCGCGGAGCATTCAACGGTGAAGCACACCGCCGGCGAATACGCCCGCTATGAAGGCGACCGGGTAATCCACACCAACACGGTCGAGAACGTGTTCAGCGTGTTCAAGCGTGGCATGAAGGGTGTCTATCAGCACTGTGCAGAGAAGCACCTTCACCGGTATTTGGCGGAGTTTGATTTCCGCTACAATCACCGTTCGGCGCTAGGCGTCGAGGATAAGGCGCGTACCGTTGCCGCCATCCGCGGCGCGGAAGGCAAGCGCCTCACCTATCACCAAGCTGACTAAGCCGGTTTTCCACCACCGCGCCGCCCGCTTTTTGCGCTGGCGGAAGAAGCATCCGAAGAAGTAGCGGCTTTCTTGCCGCGCTTCTTCTGTTGCGCGGGCACGCCTATCGGTGACATGCTCTTGAGCGGCGCGGGAGGAGTGTTCACGGCCGACTTTAACAGCCTGCGAAAGCGGACTTCGGCTTCGTTGTCGCCGTAGCGGTCTTTGTCTGGAATGTCATTTTGACCCATAAATGAAAACCTCGAGAATTCTGATTAATCAAAACGGTGTGGATTACCGTTTCCTTCGGTTTGAGCGGTCATCTGACGGCTCAATTATGGTGATAGTCGATCGCGATTCCAGCCCGGGGATAGACGTAAGAAGAAGTTTTTCGGACGGGAGATTTCTTCCGACGAGCAACCCTGACGGTAAGCGAGAGCCGCATGCGCGCTGGACGGTTCACACATCGGGAATCGTAAACTATCGGCAAGCAAGCGAATCTCCAAGGACCCAGAGAATCCAGCCGCTATACGAGCTAACACAGAATTGGCTCATAGGATGGGTTTCGATTCCGGCAGTTAGCCGCCTGACACCCTTGGACCATTCAAGGACGCACCTTGTTCAGGGGACAATAGATGTTCCTCACAATTTCAACGAGCGCATCACGTTAGGAATTCTGGTTTGCCCCAGCCCTCCCGTATCGGAGATCAGCGAATATTGGCTCGCACTCAATTTCGAAACCTATTCAATTGTCGTTACGCCGGTGCCACTTCCATTCGATATCGGCCCCGATATTTCGGAACACTTCATCTACTGCTCTGTGGCGCCTCAAACCGATAGCTTTCCAGGTGTCGGGGTTGCGGAAGCGGAACTCAAATTCTACCAAAAAGTCCACGGTCACGGCGTGAAGGTTTTCCATCAGGAAGACGGTTCCTATGTTGTTCTAGCCCCGCGCGAAATGGTTAAGCCGCCGACACTCAAGGTAGGCTTCGACAGGGACGATTTGCGAATCGAACTAATCCACTCGCAGAAATCTCTGCGTCATAAGGTTCGGTTTTGGATTTGTGACAAAGGCGGTCGAAACAAGACCGACGATCTTCACAAACATATTGTTTCAATGGAGTTCGATAGCAGGCTCTGACGGGAGTTCGGGAACCGGGCCCCACCAACGCAGGTCATCGCATGCGTCTCCGTTTTCCTCATCGAAGAAGCCCCGCTCATCGCCCCACACCAATCGCGGATATCCTAGATCATTCAAGCCAACGAAGATGCGGCCATCGCGTGGTGCCGTCGCAATAGGGCTCGCAAACTTCTCACAATCTCTGTCGGGCGCGCCAGACATGGGGATTCCTCCAGTGTCAGACGCAACACTAGCACTTGTGCTTGTGGTGTGAAAGACATAAATAGGCTTCCGGGGTATTGGGAGAGGGCGGAGGTGAGAATCGCGCTCAGCGGGGCTGTATCAGGACGAGATGTTGTAGAATGAACGGATGCCAAGGCCACTGTATGGAAATGGCGTGGCGGTGTCGTTCCGCAGTTGGCGATCGTAGCTAGATTCCAATGCCACTTCGCCGAAGGCCTTCTTTTCCATGAGCGCGAGATGCAGCTTCATGATCTCCTGCATCTTCGCCCACAATTCCGGTATTAGGTAGCAGTCTCACCTACAAGGTAATAGTGTCCCCCTTACGCTTGAGGCGTGAGGGGAAAGATAATGCCGCTAGCTGCGCATTATTTAGCACTAAAGCAGATAGCATCGGCCGATCTAACAGACGCGCTGGTTCGACCCGCACTTGAATCGGTAATTGTCGAGTCACTCGATGTCATCAACGGAGCGCAGGCTATTGATCTCGTTTCGAAGGTGGCGGGCAAATCGTACGAGATGCGCCACTTCGGGAACAGGTTCTCTCGCCCGATCAACAAGGCGCTGTTTTGGCCGAATGTCGACCGACAAGCAATGTTGACGGCTTTGTTTGACGCTCCAGAGGCCGCTGATCCGGCAACATTGGACCGATATCTCTACACAGCAGCTATGTCGTACCCTGCGGCAAACGATCTAGAAAAATCCGACGACAAGAAAACACCTGGGACATTCTTTGAGATTCTCATCGGGTTCCTTTTTGCGGCCCGCTACGGCGTGAATCCTAGAAAGAGCATCACGGTCCCGACACTGGAGATCGAAAACAAAATTCCGACCGACTACATTTTCGAGCTTTCGGGCAATCGGCGGATACATCTACCGGTTAAGCTTTCGACGCGCGAGCGGGTCGTCCAAGTGTGGGCGCACCAGCGGGTGCTGGACGGTATGCACGGCGTAGGCCGATTCCGGGGAATTCTGGTTTGTCTTACTGAGACGAACAAGCAACAGAACACGTCAGTGGTCGAGGTATGCCTGCCCGGCCAATGGGCCGCATACCAGATGTACATTGCTCAGCTCGATAGGGTCTATTACCTAGACCCACCTAACAAATATCTCGCACTCCGAGACACGTGGCCGCATATCCAAGTGTGGCCGCTATCTCGTTTCTTTCAGGAAGCGGATGCCGTAACGCAGCCGGTCAACGCCTGAGCCCCTTCCACCTCTGGCTAGGCTTGGCCTTCCAAAAGACCAGAAAATACGAATGGTTCTTCCGCGCATGCGCTTGAGTGATTAGTCGGCTGACACCCGGCTTGTTGCGGCGCATCACCACAAACAGATCTTCGGTTACGAAGCCCTTGGATTCGTATTCGTTGATGATTTCCACATGGGTAAGCCGTTGACGATTGGCGCAAACCTCATCCTGGCACTTCACGATAAAGAAGCCGTTCCTGCGGAGGACTCTCATCGCCTCGTCTGCCGTCTGGAAATAGAGGTCTAGGACGGCTTCGTGATACTTCTTTGTCGGATGGCTAGCCCCGTTGTTCCGATAATACCCCTCGTAATTCTGGTGGCCAACGTGGGCGCTCCCGCCCGGCGTGTGCATGTAGGGCGGATCGAAAACGATACAATCTATCGACTCATCTTCGTAGGGCAGTTGTCGGCAGTCGACACCATCTGTCAGGTCGGTCGCAAGCAGCTGATAGGCGCTTGGGTCGACGTTCTTCCAGAAGACGCCCTTGCCATAAGTAATATCAGCGATAGTGCTCCCCCGTGGCACGTAAAGCGATAGGATATTCGGAAGCACAAGGTCATTGGTCTCCTGATAAGCGCTGAAAACCAGATCGTTGGTCGCTTCGCCTTGTGGCGACTTGCGGCCTGGCTTTCTTTCAACCTCAGGCGTGATGGCGGAATAATGTTCTACAAATGACACTTTAATCGTCCTCCAAATGGATTGCTTTTGCTCCAATCGCCTTCAGGCATTGGACGAGAAAGACGGCTGAGAACGCACCTCTCCCAATTTTGTTGGAGATGTTCCGGCGGTCTTCATGAATGCCCATATCTCCCAATTTGTCGGCCAGGTCGGCGTAGCTAAGATTCCGCCGACTTAGCTCGCTCTTAAGGAGTCCCTTAACCTCAGATTGCCAGTCGCGCGACGTTCGCGTCATAGGGAGTCATCCGATTCAATGTCAGAGTCATCATAAACGATGTTTTTCTCATTGACAACAAGATTGGAAACACCATATATGATGTCATCGACATCAAAAACGGTGTTTCTGTGGCTCAACATTTCCTCCTCTCCGCTGCTGCCCGGTCGCTTTCGCTGACCGCCGTTGCGCGCATGTCAGAAGAGGAGGCGCGCGATACCTTTCGCCGCATTCGTTGGGCCGACAACGATGGCGAACCCTACTGCCCTCGTTGCGGTTGCGTGACCGTATCTGCGCTGGCAACGCGCCCCGTTTGGAAATGCAGCGGATGCAAGTACCAGTTTAGCGTCACCGCCGGCACGATCTTTGACAATCGCAAACGCCCCGTCCGCGATTACCTCTTGGCGATCGCGATCTTTGTGAACGGTGCCAAGGGGTACAGCGCCCTTCAATTGTCCCGTGATCTCGACTGCCAGTACAAGACAGCATTTGTGCTGGTCCACAAACTTCGCGAAGCCATCACAGCAGAGCAGCGGGACGTGAAACTGTCCGGCACCGTGGAAATCGACGGCGCGTACTTTGCGGGCTATCGCAAGCCCGAAAACAAGGCTTCCGAGCGGGTCGACCGGCGGCTAGCGGAAGAACGTACAGGCAAGCGCCGTGTCGTGATTGTGTTGCGTGAGCGCGGAGGGCGCACTCTTCCCTTTGTCACCCGCAAGGAAAGCGAAGGCACTGCGATCGCGCGCCAGCGGGTTGCGATGGGCAGCACGATCCATGCCGATGAGGCTACAGCTTGGGACACCCTGTACGCGCACTACGAAATGAAGCGCGTTAATCACTCTGTCGAGTACAAATCGGATGACGGCGCGTGTACCAACCAAGCGGAATCATTTTTTGCCCGCCTACGCCGTTGTGAGATCGGCATTCACCACCGCATCGGATCGCGATTGCTTCGCAGCTACGCCTCGGAAATGGCGTGGCGCGAGGATCGGCGCCGGGTCAGCAACGGCGGTCAGTTCCGCGAACTGACAAGCCTCGCGCTAGCGCATCCGGTCAGCCGCGAGTGGTGCGGGTACTGGCAGCGCAATAAGGCAGCATAGGAGATCATTGCATGGGCGAATCGCACGTTATGACCGGCCTTGTGGCCAAGCGCGCCGAATTGGCCGGGAAACTGGAGCACCATCAATCGATGGTTCGGCAGCTCATTATGGAAATCGATGCCCTCGATCAGACGTTACGGCTTTTCAATCCAGACATCGAACTTGATGAGATCAAGCCAAAGCCGCTGCCGCCTCGCCACGCCGCCTACAAAGGCGAAGTCGCTCGCATCGTTCTGTCGACGCTGCGCAACGCTAGTAGGCCATGCAGCACTCACGAACTTACCATGCACGTCATGGCGGAACGCGGCATGAATACCGCAGACAAGCGGCTTGTCAAAACCGTCGGAAAGCGGGTTGGCGCTTGCCTGCGACACCATCGGTCGAAGGGATTGTTACGGTCCAACCAGGGTCTCGGGAAACTTATCTATTGGGAGGTCGCGCGCTAGTCCCGGTCAAAATCGCGACTGTGGTAGCCCTCCCTAAACATAGCGTCCAGTTCGCGGATTAGAATGTAGCGCGCCGCGTCGTTCGGGGAGTTGCCGAGCCGCTTTTTGTCAACAACGAGATGCTTCAAGTACGCGAAGTGGTCAGTAGGAAGCTTAAACGACACCGACTCCGCATCGCTTCGGCCGGGTGGTCGACCCCTCTTCCGTTTGCCAGGCGCTACCCGATCTGCCATACGCACACTGATTTTCTTGCATTAAAAAACTGATTTATTATTCCTCTTAATTGTTGCTCTGGCGAGTCCTGATGCGCTATTTTCTTAGAGCGGTGATTCGAATTCGTGGACTCTCTCGAAGTTTAATGTGCAGGATAGCGCCGCAAAGGAAACGGGCGGCCCAAAAGACCGCCCGCCCCAGCCTCTAGACAGGCATTAGCCGGTCGTCACGGTCGTCACGGTCGGACGTGGCGGCCGGCGGAAGTGCGAGACGATGGTTTCCCACTTCCCATGCCTTAATCGGAGATACGTCCGCACGTAGACGGTCTTTTCCCCGATCAGTTCAGCAACGTGACGCATAATGCGTTCTCCGTACTGAGAGCGGCAGCCTGGGGCATGCCTCCCCTCGGGGCACCCCATGTGCCCCGCCTGGCATCAGGGCTACCGGTGGGGTGTCTGGGAGGTCTCAGATGGAGCACGAATCAACGCGCTGTTGCTGTACGATAATTGCACCCTCCGCGTGTAAAGGGTCAAGTCGCTAAAGGTTAAATCCCAAGGGCTATCAAGACTCTATAGGTGAGACTGCTACCTAATACCGCACAATTCCGGCGAAGGGTCGCCGATATCGACAATCCTGACATCGGTCTGCGTGATTTGCACTTCGTGCATTTCCTATCTCCGCTCTACAGGGTCAGGTGGTTTGGCTTCGGAGAGGATGGCGTCAGCCGCGTCGTAGCAGCCATCGCGTTCAGCGTTGGCGAGGGCAGTGGCGATGATGTTGGCCCGTGCCCTGTAGTCTTCCTCACATTCGTCCAACAGCTTCCACGCCGCTTCCATGTGCTTATCGCTCGCCATCGCCTAGCCTCCCTCTACGGGAGGGGCGGGCGGCAGACGCCAGTGCGTCGGCTCGATAATCATTGCCATGCCGGGAAGGCCGCCCGTGTGGGCGCGGAAGGATGATTCGAGCACGGCGTCATCCATGATACCTTGCCTCCATCGTGATCTCGACATCGTTGAAAACGAAGTGAACCGTCATGCCGGTGTGGCAGTGGATTTCCCATGCGACCTTGCAAGCGGCGCTGATGTCAGTGCCGGCCAGAAACTCGGGCTCCCAGCGCTCGCCATCGCGATCGAGTTTGCTGCATCCGTCGACGATCACCCCGACCCGTTCGAACTGCCACTTCATATGCATGTGGCTGTCACTTTGCTTCACGAACGGCATCATCGCGTCGTTGATCGCGCGCTTGCGTGCTTCCCACTCGTCGCGGATCGAAGCGACTGACGTGTTCATCTACCTCACCTCCAATGCGATCTCGACAGGCCCGGAAGACAGAACCGCAACAGTCCATACCGCAAGACCGAGAAGGGCTATCAAGCGGAGTGTGGGCATCTACTTGCCCTCCCCGGCTTCGGAGAGGATGGCGTCATTGAGCGCGCCACGGATGTACCCTTCCGTCATGCCAGCAAAACGCATAGGCCGGGTGCGGATAATCTCAGCCGCCCGCTTCATGCCTTCGCGTTCAGCGGCGGCAAGGGTGGTGGCAGCAATCAGCAAATCATCAGCGGATGCGGGCATATTCATGCAGTGAAGCATCTGTCGCGCTGCTTCCATGTGCTTATCGCTCGCCATCGCCTAGCCTCCCTGGGATACGGGAGGGGCGGGGATGCCGCCTGTTCCGCCGCATCGCGGGCATTCGCCGCCCCAAGCTGCGTATTCACCGGAGCCGTTGCAGTCGGGGCAAGTTTCCATAGGGGCGGGGCAAAGGGCGGTGCGGGTGTTCCACGCTTCGCCGGCTGCTACGTCCGCCTGCACTGTTCTTGTCGATGCGGCGCAAACTGTGCACGCGACATAGAGACCGAATTTACGGGTTTCTTTCCGTATTTCCGCTTCCCCGCCACAAAACGGGCACGGCAGCAGTTCGGCCTTTTCGTCGGGAGCGGTCATCACGTTTCCTTTTCGGCTCCAAGTGGGCACTAATATCGGAGCAACCTCTCCGCTTCACGGCAGTTGCAGATTTGAAGCTATCTCTGGGCTCTTAAAGCCGTGTCTTCTTCTGTGCCACCCAAAGAGGCGATGTAGACACCGCCGTTTGCCTGCGGAACGACCTTGACGCCGGTAAACGGCGGCTCGTGGGCGAACACTGTCGCGCCCGATTCGAGCTGCATCAAGGTCGTGATCAGTTCGCTGACGGTTCTGGCAATCTTCGGTTCCATCGATCATTTCCTTCATAGCGGGCCCATCCCGATTGGTGCGGCCTGATCACGTTTATAGCCGTTCTGGTTTCAAGTATCCAGATTGGTTCCGAGAAATCTGTGCACGGCGTGGGCCTTGCAAATCAAGGCGTCGGCGGCTATGAGGCCGGTCGCGGCTGCGGTAGCTCAGTGGTAGAGCACTCCCTTGGTAAGGGCGGATATCCAGTCTGGCACCACAAAAAATCCCCACAAAATCAACGCCTTGCGAAACCATAGCCAAACAGTGGTGTGACCTCTCTCGCCGAATTGCAGCCAGAATGGCTATGGACTGGCGCGCTAATCGTAGTCGACAAAGAAAAGTTGGCCGGTTTCCAGGCTCGCTCCATACTTTCTGTCTTCCGGCAATCCATGCTCGATGGCGGCTTGCCGCACCCAATAATGCGGCGGACGGCTGTCAATAATCGTCTGTTGCTTTTGCAAGTTGAGCGTCATCGTCGGGCCTGCCGTGGCGTCCTTGATGCGCTTGGCCTGTTCAGGCGTAAGCCGCTTGCCGGTGTCGATTAATGTGGGCTGGTCTGTCATCCCTTCATCCTCCTGCTTCACGACAAACGCGGCACGGGCAGTCCATGCCGTGCTCCGTTATGCCAGCTTCATCTTCCGCCGCGCGCCACGCCGCCGCACACATGATGCAGTTCGGTCCTTCGCCGGCCAGCACGTTCCAATACTTGCTCCCGTAGCAGGGATCATTATCGCACATGACGCGGCCGAGAGGTGGGCCGGAGAGGCTGATCGTGTTGGACGGGAACTTCTGCGGGCGGGACATGGCTTCATCGTTCCTTCGCTAGAGCGGCGTCGATCATGTCTTGCCAGCATCCGAGCGCGTCATTTCCGAATCGCGCTTCAAGCATTCCGTCCGTCGGCTCACGCATTGCCTCTATAGCCGCGCGGGCGGGAGCGACGAACTCGCGCCATAGAAAGTGGCCGGGGTCACCGTTTTTCAAACGCCCATCTACCCGGGGCAAGTCGCCGGGCTCGATGCTGTCTGGATCGTATCCGTTCCGCTGGCACAGGACGCGCGCCACGCGTTCAACAATCTCGCTCATGCGGCCTTCCTCTTTGCTTTCTTCACCTTCGGCGCCTTGGCCCCGAAAGCATCCTCGATGATATGCTCTCCTGCATCGCCATGAACATAGGTCTGCACGAGCAGCTGCCTCGAGTCCCATCCGCCGAGCTTCGCCGCGGTGTCGACGTCGAGCTTCTTCCTGACGATCAGCTCCGTCGCGAATGAATGCCGGCCTGGCTGGTGCGTGCCGAGGTAGGGGATTTTCGCCCTGGCGCACACGTCCTGGATCACGGTGTAGACGGCGCGCTTCGATCGGTAGCCGAACACGCGATCGCCACGCGGTTTCAGATCCTGCAGCTCGAACACCAGCTCGGCCGTCAGCTTCGCAACCCTTTCCTTGCCGTTCTTCGTCCGCGTTAGCGTGACGGTCCGGTTCGGAAGGTCGAGATCGTCGGGCTCGACGCGCAGCGCTTCCGAGATGCGCGCCGCCGTCTGGTAGTTGAACAGCATCAGCGCACGCACCCACGGATTGTCGCAGTGCTTGCGGAAGCGGTCGATATAGTCGCGCGTCACGGCAACCCTTGGCGCGGTATCCGGCAGGCGCACGTCGCGGTCGCGCTTGGAAAACCCCTTGATCTTGATCGCGGGGCAGTCGCCGGCGTCGGCGCTGTGATTGATGACCGCCTTCATCGGCGTCACGACCTGGCGGTTCCATGTCGTATAGGCCGCATCGGGATAAAGTTCCTTCGCGGCCTGCCGGACCTTCGTTCCGCTCAGGTCGGAAATGCGCGTGTCCCGGAAATGCTCGATCAGCGGCTCCAAGAATCTGTCGTCCTTCCCTGCATCGATGTAAGCCTCGGCGGCCATGCCGAACGTGTAGATCGCCTTGTTGCCGAGGATCAGCGCTTCGTGTGCTTCGCGCTCTCTGGACTGGCGGATCGCATCTGCCTTCTTTTCCTCAGTTTCTCCAGTGCTCTCATGTACGGAGCTTTCCCCGTCCTTCGTCCTGACGGTCCCTGTGAGCCACCAGAAGCGGCCTCGTCTGTAGATGGTGAGCGGCATGACTGACTCCGTACAAACAACTGGTCGACCTGCTCTGCCGTCAGCAGGACCTTGCGCTTGTGAACATAACCTATCCCGGCCTTGCGCGCGCGCTCGCGGATGGTGCGGGCGGTGATGGTGACGCCGCTGGCGCTGAGCACGGCAGCCCAATGCTCGGCGGGCTTTGATCGGGAGAGGTCGGGGAGAATGGTCATTCGACGGCCTCAACCTTCGCGCCGTGAATATCGGAAAAACTATGCCATCCAGCCTCGGTGAATTCCTTGCTATAGACTTCGCCGCGCGGCTTGATCGGTTGCCATCCCTCGTCGCAAAACAGACGGTAGTGCCAAACGTCGAGCGCCTTGCCTTCGGGCGTGTACGGGCCTTCGAGCCAAGTCAGCTTAGCGTCACCGCCGAAGAAAGCCTCCGCGAGTTCCTGATAGAATGCCGCCTGCTTCGGGACAGGAGAGCCTGTCATCGGGTCGCGCTGAGCCATCGACAGGTGCCAGCATCGTTCATAGTCCGGGTTCTTCCACCATCCGCCCGTATGGTGGCCGATGTCGCGCGTCGGCGTTCCCGAGATCGGCGTCACGCGACATTCACCGCCAATCTGGATGACGAGCTTGTGGTGGCCGCAGCCGTTGGGCTTGCGCAGATCGCATGAACCGCCGGCCTCGGCGACGATGGCTTTCGCCTCTCGAAGCACCAGTCGGCGGAATTTCCTCAATCTGCTCAATCTGGCCTCCTCGCCAAATCTCCGATCCGGACTATACCATTCATAGCCAAAATGGTTACACAGTGGCCAGCGAAAGGCTGTGGATAGGCCCTGCTCATCTCGGCTCACCCTCCGGGGTGGTGGCTTCCGCAAGGATTTTGCGAAATTCGCGGGCGATCTCTAGGCAAGCATCTCGGCCCTGAAAGAAGATTCCACGGTCGAACACGAACGCTGCGGCTTCCGCATAGTCGTCACTGGTGTCTCGCGAGAGTGAGCAATGTCCGCTTTCGAGGATATCCACGACGTGCTTTATTTGCGCTTCCGTCAGTCTCGCCATCCCTATCCCTCCGCGTCGAGAGAACGGAGAAGGGCGAGGCCTGCCTTGGTGATGCGAATGGAGAATTCATCGCCAGCGAATCCAGGCCCCCACTGCTGAGCAAGATTCTTAGCGAAAAGGCGGTTCCATGTGTCGGGGTCGCCGTCGTCAGAAAATTCCTCTGTGTGCTCATCATCGCAACTGATGCCACCGCCATAGCTGGCTACCAGCTTCAACGCCTTAGCTTCGCGCTCTCGCAATTCTCGGATCGTCAGGATCACGACTTCGCTGGAGATGATCGCGGCCATTACCCTTCCTCCATAGAGCGGAGAGCCGCGCGACCGGCAGGGGTGATCGACCACCAGTTGGTAATGCGAGATGTGGGATGCCGCTCAATTAGACCGGCTTTGACCAGCGTCATGGCGGTCGCGGCATGAACCCAGCCCAATTCCACGTTGGACAACGACCACAAGGCCCGCCGCTGCGCATACGTCAGCTTCATTCACTTGCCCTCCGGTGTTCCCCGTCTGCGTCGAGATAGACGCGCACCGCCCGCATGATCCGCTCCACCAGCACATCGGACGCTTCGTTTGCGCCATTGTGCCGAACATCGTTGTAGGCTTCGCGGAGCGCCTTCACCCCCACCCCGCCCAATGGGGCGGCAAGGGCGGCGCGGAGATCGTTGATGGTCGCCCACGCTCTGTCCTCGGGACCATTCGGCGCAACTTCACCAGCCAACTCTCGGATGATGCCTTCGAGACGGTCCAGCATCGCCTCCACCGCTTCCGGTGGTGGGGCGGCGGCGTCCAGATAGGTGCGGATGGCCTTCGTTAGCTTGTCGAGTTCAATCGATGATGGTTCTGCGTGCGGATCGTGGTTGGCGAAGAAAGCCGCCCGCAACGCCTTCGGGTTCAGTTCAGCCATTGTCGTAAACCTCCCCAAGCGCCGCAGCTACATGGCCGTGATCAATCTTCTGACCGTGGCGTTGCTGGTACACATCGCACGTCATCTGCATTAGAAACTCGGTGGACTTTTCGGGGAATTCTCCCTCCAGTTCGTCCCAGATTTCGACAATCGTCGCGTTGTTCGGTGCGTCATTTGCCATCGGGCTTCTCCCCGACAAGGCGCGTATTATAGCGAAGGATCGGACGGTATTTCATTTCGCGCAGCAAGTTTGCTGCATCGTTTCGCAGCGGCTCGTGCGAGTAATACCAGCGACGAAAGAAACCACGCCAACCAGTATTCTCTATAGCCATGCACTTAAGAATATAGATCATCCTCTCGTGGTAGTGGCGGTCCAGTTCACTTGCCATCGTTTTGCTCCATGAGGTTGCGGGCGCGGATGAAATGCGCGGCTCGCATGACAGCAACGCGGCCCCACAATTTGTTCAGCATTTCGATTATGTCGTCGCTGTCGAAATCGTAACGTGACAACACTTCCGCAAACGGCCTCAGCCCCTCCACTAGCTCCGCATTCCGGGTGCGGAGGGTGGCGAGTTCGGTTTCGGCGGCGATGCGGCGCTCAGTGGCAGTACGCGCCATGTGCATCGCAGCCTTGATTTCCGACTGATCGAAAATCGCCTTCAAGTCGAGTTCAAGTTCATCCCGCTCCCGCGTCAGCCGCTCTATCTTCGCCTGTGCGGCGGTGGCTGAGACGAGGGGTTCGGCATTGTGACCGTCCTTTCGCCACCGCTCAGCTTGTGCGGGAAGGTCTGTGAGGTAGAAGAAGCCGCTTTCGACGCGAACGCCCCAAGCGACCGCGCCATCTGGCGACTTCGCCTGACAACTGTTCCCGTTTACATCGACGGGAAACAGCCGATCGACCTTGCGGGCTTCCTCGTAGTCGCGGGCGATGATAACCTCACGGCCATCGGCCAAGGCAATGTTGCCGGGTCGCCAGCCGTGACCGCAGCACGAAGCGACGGTTTTCATCCCAGCCACGTTCAAAGCCGCGACGATCTCGGCAATGCACGGGTCGCAGTGGAATCCGCGCTCCTTGTCGAGCACCATCTTCTTCTCGCGATCCAGATGACAGGTCTCGTCGCCGCAGAAGCAGTCCCGCAGGGCCATGGCTATCTCTCCTTTCACGCCGCTCTTTTCAGATTCTCCGCTGCCCGGTAGATCGCAGCGACACGGCAAACCGCTTCCTCGCGCAGTTCTTCGAGGATTCCCGGCAGGTGATCGAATGAGCCCTTTTCAAAACCAGCCTTGATCTCCGCCAGCGGGACGCCAGCGTCGGAAAGCAGCTTGATCTGTTTGATCCGGTTCACCTGCTCCGGGGTGTAGAGGCGGGTGACGCCGTTTCTGACGGGGGCGATCAGGCCTTTCTCCTCCCAAAAGCGCAGGGCTCTAAGGGTGATGTCGTATTGCCGGGAAACGGCGCCGATGGTTTTCAAGTCATGCATGGTGTTTCTCCGTGATCGAACAGGGGAAGGCCGACTTTCCGGCGCGGCGCCGGTATGGGGCGCAGCGCTGCCGTTGGCGGGCGCTTCGCGATTTCCAGCGCCCAATTGATCAGCTGCTCGGCGCGCTCATTGGTGAGATGATCAGGACCGTTCCATCTGCGCGCCCACCGGCAGAGACGAATGAAGCGGGCCGCGGCAATCCGGATGGCCTTCTCGCGCGTGTCGAAAACGCCCGGCCGGTCGTAGCAGTCAGTCCCGATCTCGATGCTGTAGACCGAGCCGTAGGTAGACCAGCGGCCGTCTGCCAGGGCGATGACCTCGAAATGAAAGCGTCCCGACACGCCGCGATGGCCGAACGTGTCATAGGCCCACCACTGGTCGCCTTCCATCGGCCAGAGATAGTTGTTGAACGGGCGCCTGCCGTCGGCCCGCTCGATCGGGCCATCATAGGGTTGGGGATCGTGCTTCATGCGCTCGGCCCCGCATTGATGCCGGTGTGGCGAGTGACGATGTTGGCGCCGCCGTCGGCGCGGCGTGCGTTGTTCTGAGGAACGCGCAGCGGGTTGTGGTAGCCGTCGGGCAGGAAGGGCTGCAGATCGCGCTTGATGTAATGCGCCTTGCCGAGCGCCTGCAGCCGGTCGATGGCGCGCAAAGTGTAATCGCGCCAGTCGGTCGTGCGCGTGATCTCTTTCAGGTAGTTGGCTCTCCCGACCTTGTAGAGATCAACGAATCCGTGCGTGGCCTCGATGATCGCGAGCGATGCTTCGATGTCCAGCGTCGGCTCCAAGCTGACCCATGTGAAGATGCCGCGCTCGTGAAAGGCTCGCAGGGCTGCGATCCGATCGCCAGGATCGGCAGCGCCACGCTCCCACTTCCGGGAGAAGCGATCATCGAGACTGGTAAGCGTCGAGGCGAACGCATCTCGATGCGGCCGGAAGCGATACATATCCGCGAGGGCGCGCGTGCCGCCTTTTGTCAGCGTGCAGAAAGCCAGATCGTGCGAGATCAGGACTTCGATTGTCTCGCTCGTCAGGCTGGTATCGCCGGGATGAAACGGATCGGTCGTGAAGCTGAGCATCACCTGCTCGCGGATTCCGGCGTCGTGATACTTCCGGGCATCGGACGTCAGTCGCTTCACGAAATCTGCGCGCGGCACCGCGCCTGCGTCGAACTCCGGTCGCGGCTGCTTCGTCACCAGCGGCACGTAGCAGTAGGCGCAGCCATGCCCGCAACCGCGATAGGGGTTCGCGGCGAGAGGCGCATACTCTCCCGCCTGGCCCTTCGGCGCATAGATGATCGAGCAGCCTTTGACGCTGACGCCATCAGGGTTGATCGTGATTCTGCGCGCATCAGCCATAGGTGATATCCACCGGCGCGATTTTCACATTCCGCTCTTTGGAGAGCCGCGCGAAATGCTCTCGGATGGCGAAATCGCCCATGCCTTTCAGGACGAGAAAGCCGGCGTGAACAGCTAGCCAATTGACCATCGCCGCGCTGTCAGTCGGACTGACGGTGTCGACGAGAATGCGTTCACCATCGACAACTGCTGCAAATCCCTTCGCCATTACGTCGCTCCCCAATCGCCAGGGTCTTTCAGAAACCCGTCATCCGGTTTTTCGCGAAGCGCCAGCCACAGCGCGATGCCGGCGAGGATGGCGGCTCCAACGAGGAACCCGGATACGGCCCACAGCATGGTCATGCCATCCGCCTTCTGCTCTTGGCCTTGACGTGGATGCGCGGCTTCGGCCAGCCAAGCTCCTTGCGCATCTGCGCATGGAGGAGATCCTGCTTCTGCTGGTGAATCTCACCCACGGCCTGCATGTTGCGATGATCGGTGACGAGGCGATCGAGATCGTCCAGCCGCTGATAGCGCGGATTGGCGCGGCGCAGTTTGCGCCGTCGCCACCATGAGGCCAATGCTTCGAGGAACGAGGTCATCTCACTCGTCTTTCGTCAGCACAGAAAGAGCGGCCTCGCTGGACTCGACCAGGCGTTTCGCCGCGCTGATGTCGGCCGCGGCTCTTTCCTTTTCGCCGGCGATGCGCTCGCTCAATAGAGCCGTGTCCTCCTCGAACTGCTTCTTGAGCGCCTTCTTGTCCGCTTCCAGTCCTGAGACCTCGGCCTTCGAGCGCTTGCGAATGTCGGCTATGATCTGCCGGTGCTTCGCGATGGCGCGGCGGTGAATACCGGCCACGCTCTCGAGCTCCGCGCCGATATCGGCGCGATCCTCCAGCCTGAGCGGCGTCACGTTGTCGTGGAGCCGGCGATCGAGATCGCGGGCGAGATCGCGCTCCATGGCGTCGACTGTTTTCATGGCTTGTGCGGTGCTCATTGTTTCGTCCTTTCCAGGAGATATCCTTTGACGAGGGACTCGGGTCGAACACGTACTGAACGCTGATTTCTGGCGGCGATCACGAAAACACTCTCCCGCTGATGCCGTAGTTGCGCGGTCCGGATTTCGCCGGCTGAGGCTTGTTGTTCGCACGCCACCAATCCCTGACGATCGCAGGCGTCATGTCCTTCATGGCCCGTTCCAGCAATGCGAGCTTGCGCAGATCGGCCTGATTGCTCATGTGGCACTCGGGCTCGGGAAGCTGGGTGACGTGGGCGAGGTAGTAATAGGCGCGATTGCGCATTGCCTTGCGGATACGCCGAACGGCGGTGTCGTGCGCTTCGGTGCCTTCCGGCTCCTCGATGCGGTAGAGCGATTCCGCGTTCTTCCAGATCGGATCGAACAGGGCGTGGCAGCGCTGGCGCGCGTCGTGGACTTCCTGGGAGACGAGCGGCTTGCCATCCCAGCTATGGAGGCCACAGCACTGGTGGCGGTAGCCGTAGCGCGTCTCGCGGGTCATGGCCGGGTGCAAGCAACGCGGGCAGCGGGGTGGCTCGGGAACGATGCGGGTCGTCACGTCTCACGTCCTTCCGGTTCAGGCGGCTCGACGCTGAACACCACGCGCGCGCCAAGGACTTCGGAGAGAACATTTTCCGCCGCCTCGATATCGAAATTGAGCGGCTCCTGCGGCATCTCGCCGACCTTGATCGTTGCGGTTAGCTGCGGCCGGACGAACAGTGATTTTGGAAGCTCCACCGAACACTTCATGGCGCGTTCGTCGGTTCCCATAGCTGGCGGATTTTTCGATATGTTCGGAGTAGTGCCGTCGCTGCAAAAGCGCAGCCAAAACGAGTATTTGATCGTGTCGTTCATGTTCGATTTCCTGTCCTGCGGATCGATGATGAGGTCTTTCAAACTCATGTCCCGAACCTCCGCTTGCCCTTCTGCATCGGTCGGGACGGGATCTTGCGCTTGCGCTTTCCCTGCCCGGTGACGCCGGTGAGGCGGTCCAGCTTGGCGATGGCGTGTTTGTCGGAGCCGTAGGTCGTTGCCTTGCGCCCGTTGGTTTTGACGGCATGGCAGGATTTGTGGACGGCCTGCAGGTTCTCAACGGTATCGGGCCCACCAATGCCTAGAGCGAGGGCGTGGTCATAATGGAGATCATCGAGCGCGCCGAGCTTCTCGCCGCAAAGCGGGCAGCGCGCCTGAGAAACCATGACCTTCAACTTGTCGAGCGTGGTGAGCTTGCGGCGGGTCGGCTTCTGCTTCCCCTCGCTCCCGGTGTTCTTCGCCCTCCGGTCGGGCAGTGTGGCGATCCTCGCTGCCATCACTGCCCGACCTCCTGGCGGTCCGCCGGCTCTGGGAACGCATTTGAGGGAATGGGCTCGGGTTCATATGCGCGGACGCGCTCGACCAGTTCGGCCAGCTCCTCGTTGAAGATGCGAACAGCCGTGGCGATCGAAGCGATGTAAACTTCGTCGCGATAGACCCGCTTGATGAGCGGAGGCAGCTTCGGGCAGAAGGACATGAAGTCCCACCATTCCCGCTCACAAAGCCAAAGACCGCCTTGAACCTGGGCTTTGTGCTCGGACGGCAAGGCATTCTTGAACAGCCGCTCAATCTGGATATGCGCGAGCGCGGACTTGATCTCCAGACCGCCGTTGTTCCCGATCAGCGAGTCCGGACTGCATCCCGCATCTCCGCTCCGGACGAAGCCGACGAGTTGCGGCGCTGTATCGGTGTGGAAGGCGTAGAGACGCCTGGCATCGGCCTCTTGCTCGCTGCCGCGATCCATGTGAGCGTTGGAATACGTCTCGCTCAACTCGCCCGTCAGAATTTCGCCCGCCAACTCGCGCATGTACTTCGCGCGGGTTAGTGCCGGGTTGGCATTCTTGCTCTTTGCGGCTTTCACAGCGGCTGCGAGTTGCGCGGGAGAGCACCCAGACTTTACCAGAGCGTCGATCATCGCATTCGGCATTGTGCCGTCCGCCCGACCTTCGGACATTACGATCGAAAACTGCGATGCCGTGGGCAGTCCGCGCCGGCACTCAAACCATTCAGGTGTGCCCTGCTCAACGTCGAATATCTCGATGCCCATCAGTTCTGGCCTCCGGCGCCTTGCCGCTGATTGCGTTGGCCGTATGCGCGGAGATTCTGCACCGCGTCATCGAACAGATGCGCCGGGAGCTCGGGAACGGCGTTGATCTCATAGACCTCGCAGAACTTATCGGTGTAGGCGCCGACTTCCTCGATGATTCCGAGGATTGCCTTGACCTGCTCGGCGCTAATCGGCCCGTCGTCCTTGACGCGATTGCCATCACGGTCATCGCCGGTCGAGATGTTGAACAACATGCAGAGCAAGTAGCGCCGGCCATAGGTGGCCGTGCTGCCGAAGGCCTGTGTTCCGGTCTTGTTGACCTTGCCCTGGGAACCGGCTCCATCGACGGGAATCTCACCAACGCCGTTGCGGACGTGGCCTTCCGCGTGAGAGATTTCCCAAAGGATGCGAAGCTCGCCCTGTTCGTTGTAGCCGTCGGGCTGGAATGACACCGCGAAGCCGTGCTGATGGATAATCGGCATGGCCTGTTCTTCGATCGCCGCCAGATCGGCGTAGGTCGATTTGGTGTGCGTGTTGCTCCGGTTCTTGGTGACAACCGGAAGCTCGGCCTGACATTTCGACATGGCCGCGAAATAGGCCCGCTTGGCGGCAAACTCGGCATCCTCCCGATCGCGCCGCCGCTGGTTCTCGACTTCCTCGTTGCGGAGCTGGAGCATCCGCTCCAGCTTGTCGACGGAAGCCTGCGGATCGAGAACCACCCGCTCGATCATCTGAATGAACGGATCGGGCCGGTCGGCATCCATGCGGTCCACGGAACCGCTTTCCTTGCGAATATCGACTGCGGTGTTCATCGATCAGAACCTCATTGAGACGTTGGGGATTTCGCCGGCCACGATCGCCAGCACGATTTTCTTGGCCGTCGCCTCTCCCGCACCCTGGGCCATGAGGGCTTCCTTCGCTTCGGCCATGATGCGTCCGCGATGCTCGCGATCGGCGGCGCGGGCCTCCTCCTCGCGGCGGGTGCGTTCTTCGGCTTCCTGCCGTTCGCGATCGCGCCGGTTGGCCTCATCGATCGCCGCCTGCTTTTCCCGCTCAGCCTTCGCGAGGGCTTCGCTCGCCTTGCGCTCCTCCTCCTCGCGGATGCGCTGGGCTGTTTCTTCCTCGCGCCGTTTGGCTTCCGCGGCTTCCTGCTCGCGGCGTTCCTTTTCCACGCGCTCGCGCTCGGCTGCTTCGGCTGCCTTCTGCTCGGCCTCGCGGCGCTCGATCTCCTCGCGGTCGCGCCTTTCCTTCTCTGCGCGAAGTTCTTCAAGCTCGCGCTTGTCAGCTTCCGCCTTCTGGTGCGCCTCGAACGCGGTCCTTACCTTGTCGAGCGCGATCTTGTGCGCCACGCGCGCCTGATCCTCGAACTCGCCTAGCTCCGACGTGATGACGATCTTTTCTTCAAGCTCGCGGAGCAGGACGCCGAAGGGCTGAGGCTCGCCGCCGATGAAGCCGCTGCCGCAATCCTCGATCGCTTTCAGGATCGACTTGCAGTATTCGATGCGGGCTTCTTCCTGCTTTTCCCATGCCGTCAGCGGGCGCCGGGCTTCCTCGGCCAGTTCATCCAGATCATCGCGAACCCGGCGTCGACGGGCGTCGACCGCGTTGATCTTGGCCCGCGCCTCCTCGTTGAGTTGCTTGCCGGCCGCGTCGATGGCGGTTTTGCGGCGCGTCATCTTGTAGGCCAGGGAGCCGATTTCCTTGCGGCTCGTGGCCGTCGAGAGATCGGGCTCGAACGCTGCGATCTCGGCTTTCATGCGCTCGTAGAATTGAGCGTACAAATCGTCATCGACCAGCAATGCTGCTGCGTTCGTCTCGATTATCGTGTCGAAATCCTTGACATCAGCGTGGACGTTCATCCGTTCCTCACTATCGTTTCACGTGAAACCGTTTCGGGCCGCAAAATAGCCATTCTGGCACTATCGAGACCACGAAAAATCCTGAAATTGCCGGCCCGTCCGCCGCGGGCGGGGTTGCCTGGGGTAAGGCGTGCAGCGGACAGGGCCAGCAGCGCAGATACGCGATACATTGGACTTGGCGACGATTGCCCGGGGGACGGGAGGGGAACTGAAATCATCGGTCTGTCCTTCTGCGCATCATCAAGATAACCAATATGGCTACTTGTGGCAAGAAGAAACCTTACCGAGCGGCAATGTGCACAGGGAAATTTCAGATAGCCGAGATTCGGAGCTTGGCGCGGCCGATGACGGTGAGCGAATCCGCCTTCACCACCTCGTCCTCGACCGCCGGATCGTCGCTGGTGACGCGAATCATTCCGGTTGTCATGACCGACAATCGTCGCCATTGCGGTTCGCCCTGGATATTCACGGCATAGATGCCGGGGCGCCTGGCCTCGTTGTCGTCGAGATCGACGATCAGCGCGTCGCCGCGCTTGGTGTGCGAGGATACGTCGTCGCTGTCGACGAACATGACCTGCAGGCGGTGCAGCCTGGCTGACGGCACCATGCGCTGGAACAGCGAGTGGGAGATCGACAGGAGCGGCGTGGAATCGGCGCCGCCATCTTCCAGCAAGTCATAGATCGCGCTGTATTTTTCGGTGTCGACCAGCGCGGCGTCGGGAAACATCAGCTCCTGCGGCGTGCAATTGAGGACCGGCGCCAGCATGTTCGCCCATTTGCGCGACAGCTTGCGCCTGTTGTTTTCCATCCGGCCGAGCTGCTGCGGCGAGATCCCGGCCCTGCGCGCCAGTTCGGCCTTGGTCAGACCGGCCCGTTCCCGGTAAAGCGTGATGCCGTTTCTCATGTTTTGCGGGATAGCGCAGAATCCACTGTGGGAGAACTCGTCCGAACTGGTTATCATCCTTGACTTGGAACCAATCCGGTGACATTCGGGATACATGGAGATTGATGAACGTCACGAACTTACGATCTGGATCGCGGAGAACCTTGCCGGCGATGCGAAGGAATTCGCGCGCCGCATCGATGCGACCTACCAGTCGGTCTGCCGCTATCAGCGCGGGCGGATGCCGCGGCAACCGTTCCTCGATCGCATCGTCATCGTGACCGGCGGAGCCGTGACGGCGGACGCATGGCTTGGCAAGGAGGCTGCGGATGTTGTCGCTCGCCGCGATCTCGCGGCTTGACGCGGGCCACGCAGAACCCTTTTGCCCGCATGTCGCGCTTGGCGATGCGCGCGGCGATACGTTCGACCACTTCACCTATCGGTTCCCAACCGTTTTCGTCGTCGACCATCCGCAGCCTCCTGTGCCGGCTGTGAAGATGGCGGAAAATCCATGGCGAGTGCGCCCGGAGTTATTGTTCACGTCCGAACAGTCATCGTTCCTGTCCTTGTATTGCGTGAGGGAAAGATGCAGCAGAAACAGCTTGCAAAAAGACTACAAGACGCCGCGATGGAGGCGGCGGGGCCGATCCGCCCCGGCATGTCCATACAGGCCCAGATCAATTCGGCCTGCGACAATCTCGGCTATCCGAGAGGCCACTGGCGTGTCGTGGCGGCGTGGTACGGAAGCGGAGGATCGTGGCAGGCCACGGCCGCGTTCGACTTCCTCGACCGGCTGGAGAAATACCGCGGCAGGGCGTCCGAACGCGCGGCATGACAGCGATTATATTCACACTCGCTTAACCAGCAATCGGAACTTTTCTGTTAACATTTGGCCGCGCGGGTCGATCCGCGCGGCCGGGTTTCCGATGGTGGTCGCATTGGGGCCACAACACGAACTGCGATCAGCGCAGTCGGGGGGCATCCAATGAACCGGACGGAAATCACCGCCCAGGCCAGGCGGTACGCCGCCGACCTTTTCGAGGCTCGGGAATTATCCGACAACCAAGCCGCCGAACGTGTTGCGATCTCCATGATCGTGGCGGCATTGGGCTTCATCGAGCATCAGAGTGGACCAGAAAGAGTGCGTCGAGTCGTCGGCGCCGCGATGCAGATCGCGGCTTCCGATCGGGCGAGCATCAAACACTAGCCGGCGCCTGTCGTGTATTGAGTAGGGGCTGCCGTCCAACCCGGGGATGGGTGGGCGACGCATGAATATCGAGGAATGGACGGCGGTCTCGGGGCGCAACAGCCTCGCGACGGGTGAAACGGGAGGGTTCGCATGAGCCGCCCGTGGATGCCCTTCTATGTCGCCGACTATCTCGCCGACACCGGTCATCTGACCACGATTGAGCATGGCGCATACATGCTTTTGATCATGCACTATTGGCAAAAGGGCGGTCTCCCCGACGACGACAAGCGCTTGGCTAGCATTGCTAGAGCTACGCCAGAGCAATGGGCTGACATGCGTGAAGCGGTGGCGGAGTTTTTCGAGCCGGGCTGGAAACACCCAAGAATCGAGGACGAACTCGAAAAGTCCACGAAAGCCTACGAAAGGCGGGCTGCGGCGGGACGGGCCGGTGGCAAAGCTAAAGCTCACAACCAACAAAGCTCTAGCAATGCTAGTAGCAATGCTAAAGCCCCGCTCTACCATCCACAATCACATACTAAGATAGAAAAAGAAGCACCTAACGGTGCTTCCAAAAAGCGCGGGACACGGCTCCCCGACGATATCGAACCGGACATACAGGCGGCGCTATCCGAGGGCCTTTCCGAAGCCGAAGCGCGACGGGAGATCGCAAAGTTCCGCGACTATTGGCGGAGCATTCCCGGCCAGAAGGGCGTCAAGCTCGATTGGCCCGCGACGTGGCGCAATTGGTGCCGCAAGGCCGCTGACGACAGACGCCCGCGCGGCGGCCACTCCCCACCGTCTCAAGCGCCCAGAAACGTCGGCGAACGCTCCTTTCTCAAACTTCAAGCGGAATACGAAAATGAACCTACCGACACAACATCAGGACATTTGGAAGCCGGCGACGGACGGCGAGAAACTGAGGGCGCTGTCCATGCTGGCCCCACTACCGGCGCGCCAGGCGCTTTCGGCCGAAATTGAAGATGCGACCTACGCCATCATCATGGAGGGAATGACCGCTTACGGGCTTGAGCGCGCCGTCCGGGCAGCGTTGCACGGCAAGCACGGCAGCAAGTTCTACCCTAACCCGCCCGAGTTTCGCGAACTCTACGACAAGGCGATGAAGCACCATGTCGATATGCGTGATCGTATCCATCGCCAAGAGCGGTGGCGCCGGGAACGCCCGCCAGAACTGCCCGCCAGAAGCGAAGCGGAGAAGCAGCGCCAGCGGGACAGAATGACCCGGTACTATCGCGGCTCGGGATACGACACCCAAGGCGATGAAGCGGATTTCCGCTCCCGCATGGAAGCCAAATACGGCAAGGAATTGCTGGATAGCATTCCCGACAACCCGAACCCCTCGGCAGTGGCCGGTTTCGAACGTCCGCGCAAAATCATTTGACTAGGCTATAACCATTTTGGCACCAAGAGATGCAGATGCGGCATGAACATTTCCAGGCGGGGATCCCATTGAGCAGGCTGTTCCTCGATTCACCGAAAGAGCTCGAAAAGCGGATCGACCGCATGGTCGACCATTTCCGCACAGCCGAATATCTGTTCTATCAGACCAAATCGAAGGGCATCCCCAACCCGCGCGAACTGATCTGGCTTTTGTTCCAGGATGCGATGCGGACGGCGCGGAACACACCCTTCACGGAAATCTACAAACTGCGCTCCATGCGCTCAGCGCTGCCCGATACGCGGGTGTCGGAAGCCGATGCCTTCGCAACCAAAGTCGCCCGCCTGAGCTCAGGCATGTCGCAATACGACGACAGCGTCGTCCGCTCGAAGGTCAACGAGACCGATCTCGATCGCATGGTCGACGTGCTGGACCTGCTGCGCTTCGCGGCGGGAGAGGGCGCGTTGAGGCGCCGCCGCGTGGTGCTGGCCCGCGCTGCCGGGCTGACCAACGAGCAGTGCGCCCGCATATGGGATCGATTTCGCGTCTACGAGGGGCCGCGTCAGATGGCCTATGTCGTCTACGACGCAAAGCAGCGGGTGATCGGGGACATCCTGCAGGGCATGGACAGGCATTTCGCGCTGGCTAGGACAAGCAGGGGCTTTCGCCGACTCTCAATTCGGGAAATCGAAAGGCGGAAACGGGCAAAGAAGGCTTTTGAGAAATCTGAGGCGTCGAATGACGCTTGATGTCTCGATGCCACGCGACTTGCGCGACCGGCGCCGCGCCAAGGGCTATTGCGCGATCTCCATCGTCGGCGTCGAGAGCGAGCAGTTCTACCGCGTGCTCTCAACCGAGGACGTGGAGAACACGCTGCGGGGAATGCAGCGGGGAAACTGGCGGCCGCTGCAGATCAAGCGCCTGCTGTGGACGCCTGGAATCGAGATCGCGCGAACCGTCGTGTCGCAAACTGAAAGCGGGCTGCGCGAACGCGGCTGGCCGGTCTCGCTTCACTGGTGCTCGGCACCGATTGCCGAGATCGAGGCGCTGATCAAGGCCAGGCTCAACGCTCTCCGGTCAAAATACTGGACGCACGACCAGCTCGTCGCCGCGCTGCGCGAGACGTCCAACCGGGAAGCCGATCAATTCGCGAGAGGGATTTTCTGATGGAAGGACTGAAAATGACAGCGACGAAGGACGATTGGAAACGAGCCACGGCCGAAGTCGAAGCCATCGAGAAGGAGCGCGAAGCGCTGCTGGTTCCGACCAAGGAACGATATGATGCCGCCCGCGATCGGCTCGAGGAGATCGAAGATCAGTGCGGTGATCTGCTCGGGCGCTGTGAGGGCTGCTCAGAACCGATATTCGAAGGCGACCGGCACAGCTTTGATCGAATGAGCGATATCATGATGTGCGAGGATTGCTCACCGACCTGGCATGATCTGCTGCGCGAGCCGGAGAGCTTCTACAACGGCGAAGATGTCTACTACACGCCGGAGACAGCCAAGGCCGCGGCGGATGCTCATATCGCCAAGGGCGGAAGCCTTGACGACAAGATCGGCGTCTCCTCCTGATGCACAGCTTCTCCGAAATCACCCGCGAGCACACGCCGCGCGTCGGCATCCGCTGGCATCAATTCGCCGACCTGTTTCCCTGGATCGAGGGCAAGGCCCTGGTCGAGCTCGAAGCCGATATCGATGCGAACGGCGTGCTCGAACCGATCGTGTTCCTCGACGGCGCCATCCTCGACGGCCGCAACCGCTACATCACGGCGCGCAAGCTCGGCGTCGAATATCCCCGCGTCGAATACACCGGCGACGATCCGCTTGCGTTCGTTCTGTCGAAGAACCTGTCTCGCCGCCATCTCACCGACCAGCAGCGCGCCATGGTTGCGGCGAAGATCGCAAAGCTGCCAAAGGGCAGGCCCGGGTTAAATCGGCCAGATGGCGCAATTACCACGGGCGAAGCCGCGAAGATGATGGACGTGCCTGTCCGCTCCGTGACGCGGGCCAAGGTCGTCGAGCGCGAGGGATCGACAGAGCTCAAGAACGCGGTCGAGACCGGCCAGATCAGTGTGGCGTCTGGCGCCGAGCTCGCCCGGCTTCCCCACGACAAGCAGGTCGAGATTATCCGCCAGGCCGATCCGAAGGCGTTCCAGCAGGCGGCGAAGCAGGTGCGCGCGGAGCGCCGCGCCGAGAGCGGCGGCCGTCGCGAAAACGATCTCTATCCGACACCGGATAGCATCATCGCTGAAATCGTGAGGCGATGGAAACCGAGGGCGCGAAGGATTTGGGAGCCGTGCTACGGCGATGGCCGGGTCGCGAAGGCACTCATTCAGGCTGGCTACGGTGTTGCTTGGGGCGATATCACGACAGGCCAGGATTTCTTCTCCTACGCCGCGCCATTTGAACCAGCGCTATGCACGAACCCACCTTTCGACCGCGTCCGCGAGTTCATCGATCATGCCTTCGCCATCGGCGTCCAGGAAATGTGCCTCGTGCTGCCGGAACGCATATGGGCCTGCGGCGCGGGGCGGGAGCAATTCGAGCGTCACCGCCCGGCTGTCTGGTCCAACATGGACTGGCGCGAGGACTATCTTGGCAAGGGCGGCAGCCCCGACCGCGCCCTGGCGGTGGCGATATGGGATAGCCCGTGCGCGCCGACATGCAGTTTCGACGTGTGGACGCGGCAGGCGACAAGCGAAGCCGAAGCCTTCGATCCTGAGACCGGCGAGATCCTCGAGGCGGGAGAGGCGGCTTGAACAAGTTCAACGGCTTCACCCGCGCTGTCTCAGGCGGTCATCACGCAATGCTGCGCTTTGCGGAGGATGGACAGGCCGAGCCTGTGCTTGGCGAAGGCGGCAAGCCCGTCGTCTACCCGACCGAGCTCGAGGCACAGAAAGCCGTCACCGATCATTTGCTCGCATACTTCAACGGCCATTTGCGGCGGGACGGCGCAACGGCGAACGGCGCCAAGGCGGCAGCCGAGCGCATCTTTCTCAAAGGCGGCAAGGTGGTTGCCGTGGAGCACCGGCGATGATGACGGGCGGCCGCACAGTCTCGTTTCGTGAGGGATGGGCCTGTCGCATCCTGTCTTGGGGGCCGGCGCACTATTTCCGTCGCGCGGAAGCTGGAATCTGCAATTCCATCTGCGGTTCCATGCAGGGCGTTCCTGCCGGTGCGCTTCTCGAAGCCGGTAACTGGAAAAAGTGCAAACGATGCGAGCGGCTGATTGGAAGCGAGAACAAGCGCTGAAATTATGCCCGGGGCTGGTAGGAAGGGGGCCAGGACGCGCGGGAGGGGTCTGGCGAGTGTGGAGGGAAGGCCGAAGGCCGTTTCGCTCGCCTGTGGCCGTTGGTGGTGCCAATCTGGCACTAATTCCTTGACAAAATCCAAGGTTCGCCCGACAAAGCGCGCATCGGCTGATCTTCTGCGCAAATGACGATCATGTCGTCTCTGCCGCCGACTGGACGAAGGCGGCACGTCCTCCCGGACAAAAACGAGAGGGTGCGGCGACCAAACCGCACCCTCTCTCCCTACCGACCGGCGCGAGCCCCGACGCCGGCACGGATTCAGTGTAGCAATGTCTGTCGCGCGTGAGCTTCGCGCAACCTTGCCTCCATGTTGCGCAGCGTCCGTGACGTCGCCGCCAAGGTGTCGGCGAGATGGTCGGCCTTGTTCGGGTCCACCGTCTTGATCGCAACGAACTCGCCGTCTTTCCAGCCCGACGCTACCGTCGACACCAGCCGCTCCACCATGCGCTCGAGCTGGTCATGCGGGCTCAGGCAAAGGAGGATGCGCTCGGGAATAGTCTGCCTCCGCGTCCGCTTCCTCGCTCGTCATGGTCTGGAACGGATTGTCGGCCTCGCCAACGGCGGTCGCCTGCCCCAAGTCGTGCACTTCCTCGCGATGATGGAAATGCGCGTCCCGTTCGATCTCGGTCCAGTCGAATCCATGCGCGTCGGCCAAGTGCATCAGGTCGATCAGCGCATAGGTGAGATTGAGCTTTTCGTCGCCTTGGTCGCCGCCTTCGTTGACCCATGCTGACAGGGCAGTATTGCCCCGGCTGGCGCGGGCGTTGGTCGACATATCGTCATGGACGGTCATGCCGCTTCTCCCTGCTTTCTGGCTTTGAGGCTGGCGGCGATCTTCGCAGGTTGCGCGATGCAGTTCGTCCAGTCGACCAGCGCCACGAATGCCGGAATGAACTCCCAATCGTAGGGAATCAGGTCCAGCTCCTCGGCGCCTTCGTGGCTGCCGATCAGCTCGAAGGTCCGGAGCGCGTCATCGGACAGCGCGATCGCGACGTGGCGCATTTCCACACTGCCGCGACCCCGGAACGCATGTTCGAGTTCGGTCTGCCAAGTCGGCGCAACGAGCTTGCTTTCTTCCCGCGCTTCCAGCATCGCCTCCCATATGCACAGCGCGGCTTCCATGCGCAGCGTTTCGGAATAGGCCATCAGCGTCCTCCCTCGATCGCGTCGGAGAGCGGCGACAGGACCTCGTTCCAGATCGCCTCGCAGACGGGGTTGGCGCTGTAGTCGGAGACCACGTCCCAACCGTCATTCCCGTAAATCATTTGGAACCAGCCGGCCTTGTTGCCTTCGCTGTCCCTGATGACGATCACGTCCTCGTCGGTGGAAAACAGCGCGGCCATGATCTCGGCCTTGTCGGTCGATCGCTTCACCGGCCAATCCTCGCCGTCGCTGACGGAAATGGCGTAGCCGCGTTTCAAGCAGCCATCGACGAGGGCGGTGCACATGCGCTTCTCGGCTCGGATGCGCGGCGCCAGCGGCAGGCTGTAGTTGCGATGGTCGGGATCGGTAGCGTCGGCTATCGCTGAATCGAAGCCGGTCGGCGCCGGCGGAAACCGGAACTTGTCGAGGCCGCTAGGACCGAAGTTTGGATCGTTGCGCAGGCCGTGCAGGATCGAGCCACGGTTCGGCATTGCCTCGCAATGCGACAGGCGCGCGTTGTACCAGTCGATCCGCAGATCGTCTTTCCACTTGCGGCCTCGCTCGTCCGCGTAGGATCGCAAGGCTGCCAGTTCGTCTTTGTTGGGTGTCATGGTCTTTCTCCGTGGTAGGGATATGCTTTCGATACCAGTAACTTAGTCTATAACCAAACTGGTTACAATAGGGTTGTGAAAAAAGTCAGGCCACGCGCTGGAATTTCGCCTCCAGCACGTCTTTGGAGATCGAATTGCGCTCCCCCGTCTCGGTGTCCATGATGCAGGCCTGATCGACATGAACCGGGTGGCAACCGACGACGCGCCAGTTGCGGCCGGTCTTGTCCTTCGCTTCCGAGCCGAGCCAGGGGCCGACGTCCAGCGGTTCGGGTTTCGGGCCGAGGCGGTATTGGTCGGGCAGCTTGGGGTGCTTCCACGCGCAACCCTGATCCTCGAGCCCGTATTCAAAGACCTCGATTCCCAATGCCTCGAACAACCACACTGATATGTATGCACGATGGCAATATTGATCGTCGTCTGGCTTCTCGTAGCAGAGCAGCGCGGCGTCCTTGCCGTTCGCCAGCTTTTCGATCTGTTCGACCGTCTCCTGCGGATCGAGATGCCTCAGCCCCTCGAAATAGAGCTGCTTGTATTGCGGGATCGAGGCGGTGCGAAAATATGAGCCAGGCGCCAGCGACATCATCTTGCGGAAACCTGCCGGATAATTTCTTGGCGTTCCTCTGCTCACTCCGATCTTTTGGATAGTGTCAGGGAGGGGAGAGAACCAACTCGAAGTGACGATCTTCATGGCTGCATCTTTCGTTGCTTGGTGAGTCCTGTAACTTTATTTGACGACGCTTTGCTCGACAATGAAAAGACGCTGTTGTTAACCGATATGCACTCTATTGCCTTCGCCGAGGCGGACGCGCTCGATCCACTGGCAGCGCAGTTCCTTTGCCATGAACTCCCGATCCAGCGTGACCGGCGTCAGATGCTCGCGGACAGTTCCGTCGAACGGGTCGATCTTGATGAAACGCATAGCGGTTTCCTCTCGTCGTTGTGGTGGGGAAGGGTGGGGCGCTTGCCGGCCTCGAACAGATCGAGCCACCACTCGACCAGCTCGGCGGTGTAGAGGTCGTCGATGGCGCGACGTTTCGGGCGCTTCATGATCTCGCGCTCGAGCCAGTCGAGCTGGCCGTCGGTGGTCTTGCGGAACAGAAGCATCCGGAAGGCATCGGCCAGGCGGAGATCCAGTTCGCGGGAGCCTGTCTCGCGGATCGGAGAGTGATCCCCGTTCCAGGTTCGCCACATGCGCAGGGCCTGGGTGATGGTGGCTTCGATCATCACCAGCACTCCTCGATGCGTTCGATCTGCTTTCTGACTTCCTCGCCGCGCTTTTCGGCCGTTGCGATCTGCACCGGGTCTCCGGTAGCTCTTGCTCGCGCCATGTCGATCTGCGCAAAGGCCAGGTCGATCGGGTAGTGAGCGAGGGAAGGGGCGGCGAGGGTTCTCATTGCTTTGCTTTCCGCATTCTCTGACGAGCCTTGCGCTGACGTTTGCGGGCAGCGCGCTTTTCAGGGGATGCACGGCGGCGCTTCGGCTCGCGTTCCGGTAGAGTCGGGAAGGGTTCGCTGATAGGCCGCATGGGGTCTGTCAGCGCGCCCGGCGCAAGTAGGGAAGCAGCCGCCAGAGCGAGATTTGCGCCGATGAAGCCGTACTTTTTCCGCGTCTCGATCATTGGACCGGCCCGTCCAGCGAACCGACGAATACGATCGCCGCCACGCTAACAGCCACGAAAATCAGGAACAGCGCGTTCCTGGCTCTCATCTCTCCGAGCCAATCGATCAGCTCGTCTCTTTCCGGGGGCATCGTGTTTCCTTTCTGTGGAACCAATGATGATAGGCTATAGCCATAATGGTTACAAATTGGCTAAACGGAAAAATCGAACGTCATCTGAGTCGGCCCCGCCCCAGGCGTCGGCTCGGCGATGGGCAGGGGTGCCTCCTCGTCACCACGTCCATCTTCCGGGGAGCGGTTCGCCGCATCTCCGCTCCCCGGATCGAACCGCTTGGGGAACATCATTGCCATCGGCGTCGGCGAGGCCGACCACATCTCAAGGCTGAGCGTGTTGCCATGCTGCACGACGCCTGACACTCCGGCGAGCGAGGTCTGGATGTAGCAGCCGGCCATCGCCTTGAACTCTACGTCGATCATCTGCCAGTGGCAGTGCCGTGCCGGCTCGAAGCCCTGCTCGCGCATGTATTCTGCAATTGCCAGGACCATGCCGCCCATGCCGGCGGCGGGCTCGCTGGCGGTGAAATAGCCGCGCCCCTTGCCTTCGATGATTTTACCGATATCGCCCAAATTCATGCGCGCCATCATGCGCGAGAGCTCGGGCGGCGTGAAGAACTGGCCCAGGTCTCCTGACCCGCCGATCTCCATGAAGGTCGGGCCGAGGAAATCGCACAGCTGCGCCTCCAGCGCTTCAACCGTCACGGCCAGCATCTCGGAGAGGCGCTTCATCGTCTGCTCGGGATGGCGGCAGCGCTTGACGATCCGCATATAGTCGTCCTCGTTCGCCTGCCAGTGGTCGGTGCCTTTCAGAACGGAACCGCGGATCGCGCGATAGCCGGCCTCGAGGAAATCACTGAGCACTTCGTAGCGCGCGCGACCTTCCTGTCGGCCGATCTCCTCCATCAGGTTGATGAAGGATTTGCGGTGCGGTTCATGCGGGTGCATCGACCTGTTCCGCTCGCGCGTCCTCGAAATCGACGATGATCCGGCGCGTTGGGTCTGAATCGTTGTCGACCTTGACGGCGTATTGAGCAACGCCGTGCGCATAGACCTCGTCGATCGTCCCGGTGTGATCTTCGCCGCCCCACCGGGCTATGACGCGCGTACCGACCGGGAATGGCGGCTCGATCTTATTGTCCTCGACCCACTTCTGCTGCGCAGCCTTGATCTCGAGTTTCGCAGCGCTCGACCAGGTATCGAGTTCGTCGAGCATCGACATATCGCAATCCCAATAGCAGCGCTCGTCGAGCGCCTTGGCGAGCTGATAGCCGTCCATGTGCGCGTAACCGACGCGCGCAATGTCACGCACCGAGTCGTCGATCTGGCTTTCCTCGATATGCCCGAATTTCCTGAGCGCTTCTGCGACCTGGCGGGCTGCGCGTTGCTTCATCTCGTCGGTGAGGATGATGGGGCGCTTCGGAATGGTGTTCGTCATTTCGGTCTCCGTTGGTAGGGGTGGGTCGCGGCGGACGACCAGTCATCAATCGCCCGCCGCTATCGAAGAAGATTTCGCTTAACCAGCTGTCCCCATTTTTCCTCCCTTGTTTGTTGCGGTGAAAATTCAGGCCGGGACGACGAAGCGGCCGGACGGATCGTTGGAGCCGTTGCCGGTCCAGCGGGCTTCCTGCTCCATGACCTTCGATGTCAGGGAATCGTCATCCTCGGCCATGTCGGCTATGCGCAGTCCAAGATCGCGCGTCAGCGGATCGTCGTTGATGATGAGGTTGTGCTTGCCGACATAGACGCCATCGATGACGACGCGGGGCTCGCCTTCCTCCCATTCGAGGCTGGCTTCAAGCTCCACTTCCATGTCGCGGATGAAGCCGATGGTAGGGCAGTAGGGGAATTTCATTGGTCGTCTCCGTGGTAGGGTTCGGGTGGTTGGGGTCAGGCGGCTTGCCGTTCTTCGCGCAGCGCCTTGCGTTCGGTGTAGGTGAGATTGCCTTCACAGGACGCGCAGAGGGGCTTGCGCATGAACTCGTCACGCTCCCGCTTCGCCTTTTCTGCGGACTGCTGCTTTCCTTCCGCTTTGGCGATGGCGGCGCGCAGTTTGGCGCGCGTCGCAACCTCAATGCGCACTTCGCCCGACCACTTGTCAGTGCATTCGCCATCGGAGTAACCGCGAGCGCGCAAGGTGTTCTCGATCGTGGCTAGCGCTGCTTTCAGCGCCTCGCGCATATCGCCCGCCGCAGCGAACAGATGCGCGTTGGCGAATTTCTGCTCCTCAGTGCCGAGGAGAGACGCGACTTTCTTCCCGCTCTCATCAGCGATGTAGACGAAGCCGTTCTTGGAAATGACGGAGAAGGTCATCGAAATTCCTCTCTTGACAAAACCGCGTTACCGGGTGGAGAAATCACGCACTCTCCACCCGATTCGCAGAAGTGATCAGCCGGCGATGGCCTAGCGGCTTCCCCGCCGCGCCAATTCGTGTAACCACTAGATAACCATTCTGGTTACAAGTCAACCAAGGAAGCACCATGCGTCCCGTTGTCCCCGATGAACTGCTGGCGATTTCGGGAGAGCCGGTGTTTCGTCCCGCGCCCGAGATCATCGAATGGGCGCGGCGGACCTTCATCGACGACGACGCTTCGCTGCTAAATCCCGATCACGCGCATCTGGCCTTCGCTACCATCGGCGCGTTGTGGACCAATGTTTCCAATTCCCGGCAGGGCAGGACCATCATCGGCCAGTGCGAAACGGGACAGCCCCGCGCCATGATGGGGAAGTGGCCCAAGGCCCGTGCCGAAATGCAGATGCTGCAGTGGTTCGGACTGGTGCCGGATTTCCTGCTGACGTTCGATGCCAACTACGCCGCGCAATGCAGCGATGACGAATTTTGCGCGCTGGTCGAGCACGAGCTGTATCATGCGGGGCAGGACAAGGATG